CCATCAAGACCAAATCTTGATGATGTTGAATGGGAGTTTAATTATAATTGGATTGAAGCTAGGGGATTTAGTGGATTTGAGTTTGATGAAGAATATTCTTGTAATAGATTCTTACTACAAGACTTAACTGATGAAGAACTTAAACATAGGTGTCTCGATAAGAATGGTGGTATTATAGATATGCTCTATAATAACTTCTTCAAGAAAGATGGCAGTAGGAAGGATTATATGAATGTTAGAACTTATATAAGACAACTATTTAAAAAGCCATTAGGAAGACCAATCTATGCTAATGTACCAAAGAATCTAATGTTGTTCGGAACACGTGATGGAGGCAAGGATCTATTTGAAAATCAGATAGTTATAAAATCTGATGGTAGTAAAATAAAAATAAAAGATATAATTATAGGAGATAAAATATATGGATCTAATGGAAAACTAACAAATGTAATATCTAAAGAAAATTATTACGATCAAGTTCAATATAAAGTTACTTTAACTGACGGAAGGGAAGTTATATGTGGTGGTGGTCATTTGTGGGAAGTTAATAAAATGGGAAAGAAAAATTTGGTTATTGAAACAAAAACAATGTTTGATAAATTTAAATATAGTAAAAATTTAGATGGGTCAGATACTTATATCTATTCAATAAAGCAAACGAAACCAGTTGAATATGATGAAAAAAAACTTGCAGTAAACCCCTATATAATGGGTGCATTGCTTGGAGATGGAACAATGACTACACTAACTATAAGATTAGCTTGTAATGATTCTGACATTTTAGATAAATTTAAAACAATACTTGGGGACGAATATTGTTTTAAGTATGATTCGTCAACTAATAATAATTATAATATTTCATATATTCCAAATAGAACTAGAGGGGGGAAAAATAATCCATTGAAAGATTCAATTTTTTTAAATGGATGGAATTTAAAAGGCGAAGCAAAACATATTCCAGAAGTATATAAAACTTCATCAATAGAACAAAGACTAGAATTAGTTAAAGGATTAATGGATACTGATGGATCTTGTAATTCAGATGGGTCTTGTGAATTTACAAATAAAAGTAAGAAGCTAATTGATGACCTTGCTGAAGTATTAAGAAGTCTTGGTATAAGATGCCAAATTGGTATTGATAATAGAACAGGATATGAGGGAAATATTAAAGGGCATAAATATATACGTGGTGTTTATTATAGGTTATTTATAAATACAACAACTCCAATATTTCATCTTCAAAGAAAGTTGAATAAACAATTAGGGAAAATACATAGAAAATCACAAGATTTCATTTCTATTAAAAATATAGAAAAATTAGAAGTTATGCCATCTGTATGTATTGGTGTAGATAGTATTGACAATTGTTTTTTAACAGATAATTATGTCGTAACACATAATTCTTGGTTAGCATCAAACGTAGCAGACCATGAGATATTATTTGATGGTATTAGACAGTATGAGAAGCATCCTACAGAAATACCAGTAGCTGAAGTTGTAGTGGGTGCAGCTATATCTGATAAATCTAGGGATTTACTAAAGAAGGCAGTATTTATAATAGACAACTTACCTGGTAAATATAACAAAGGAACAAAGTCTGAAATCCCATGTCCATTCTATAAAGCCATGAGCGGTAGTATTGCTGCTAATAAAGACTATGAGCATAAATACAAGAAGAAGGTTGGGGGAGAGATGAAGGATGTTGGTACTGGTGCTATAATTAAACATAGGATTTTTACAACAGAGAATCCTGAAGCTGCTGCCGGAGGAAGGCCAGGTACTATTATTGTGGAAGAAATAGGATTAATGGGTAACTTAATATCAGTTCACTCCGGTAATGTGGCTGCTCAGAATGATTCTGGAGAGAAATTTGGTAGTTCCCTATATCTGGGTACTGGTGGTAATGTTGAGAAGATACAGGAAGCTGAACTTATATTTAAGGCTCCATCTGGATTTGAAATGCTTGAGTTTGATAATATATGGGAACCTGAAAATCAAGAAAAGATATGTTGGTTTATTCCAGCAACCCATATGGCTAGAAATTTTAAGGATGCCAATGGTAATACTGATGTAGAAGCTGCTACTAAATTCTTTGAACGTAGGAGATTAGATGCATCCAAATCCCCATCTAAGAAAGCTTTTGAGATGGAGAAGATGAACTATCCATTAGTTCCATCTGAGATGTTTATTAATGCCGGCAATAATCAATTCCCTACATCTGATATTAAACATCATTATTCAAGACTTATGTCTAGTAAAAAAACTCTAGATTTAAGTTATAAGGTGGAATTTATTATTCAAGAGGATGGTAAAATAGGCATAAAAAATGTCAAAAAAGAACCAATTAGAGAGTATCCAGTTAAGTCTGGGGGAAATTCAGATATAAGTGGTTGTGTTGAAATATTTGCAATGCCAGTATTAAATGATGATGGTAATGTACCTAGCAATATATATATTTCTTCACTCGATCCAATTGATGATGATGATAATACTGATATAACTAGATCACTACAATCATTCTGGATAATGAATAGACTAACTGGAGAACTATGTTTAGAATATACTGGTAGAACTGAATACGTTGCAGATTTCTATGAACAATGTAGAAGGGCATTAATATATTATAATGCTAGATGTAATTATGAAAATAACAAAAAGGGATTCTTTGGTCATATGTATAACAAGGCTGCATTATATTTGCTTGTAGAAACTCCTGAAATATTGTTACAAAAAGATGTTCAGAAATCAAGAGGTGTGGGCAATAAATCTCTTGGAACAAATACTAATGCTGACGTAATATCACTCGGTATAGATTATATCCTTCAATGGCTATCAGAACAAGCATATAACCATCCAGTTGGAGTAATGAATCTGCATACAATCAAATCACCAGCATTGTTGAGGGAATTCTTATCATATAAACCGGGAGGCAACTTTGACAGGATATCTTCATTGATATTGTTATTTATACTCAGGGAAGATAGAAGGAGAATTGTAGTTGATGCTAAGAAGCGTAGAGCTGGAGCATTAAGTGATCCGTTCTTTAATGATGATAGATGGAACAATAACCAAAGTGTATATTAAATAAATTTGCAATAAAGATAATTCCTATATAATTTTGTTATTTTAAAAAATAAGCATGAGTGATACTTTTAATGTACCAGTATTCCCAAAACAAGCAATCCCAGATTCAAAGAAGACTGAAGATTGGTATAAGCAAAATATAGAGATAGGAGTTTCTTTGGTAAATTATCAAAGAGATAATGGACTTAGGTCTGATAGAAAAGAAAAGATATCAAATATAAACCTATTTAATGATATTGTAGATAGGGAGGAGATTGAAACTGTAATAAACCCCTATAACCTGGCTGGGAAGTTTCCAGATACATACAAAAACTATCCAGTTGCAAATGGTAACTTAAATTTATTGTTTGGGGAAGAAAGAAAGAGATTATTTAATCCAGTATCATATGTAGTTAATGATGACGTAGTCAGTTCTGGTCAACAAATAATTACTGAGAAATTCAATCAATTAATGGTTGAACAAATAACCAATGAATTCTTTGACCAAGAGCAAGCTAAAAAGGCAATACAAGAATTAGACAGATGGAGTAAATATACTTATCAGGATATGTATGAAAGGATGTCTAATCAAGTTATACAATACTTTATTAATACAACGGATATTAAGGAGCATTGGAGTAAGAACTTTGAAGACTTACTTATACAGGGGGAAGAACTTGCAAGTATAGATATCCTTGGTGGTAATTTAGTATTTGAAAGACTTAACCCATTAGACGTTGTTACATTTAGGACTGCTGATAGTTATAAGGTTGAAGATTCTGATTGGATTGTAATATCTAAATTTGTACCAATTGGAGTTGTAATAGACAACTATCATACTTATTTATCAACATCAGATAAAGATTATCTTGAAGAAATATATACCACAAAAACTTCTGGTTCAAAACTAATTCCAGACGGACAATTACTTACTGACAGATACAATATTAATGATTCCCTTAGATATATGGGAATGGATAAAGTTGTTAGGGCCGGTTCTGGAGGAGTTAGGGCATTCAATAGAGCATTTGATGAAAGTGGCAATATTAGGGTAACTAGAGTGCTGTGGAAGGGTCAGCGAAGAATTGGAATTATTGATTATAAAGATAATGAAGGTAGGGACCAAAAGAAATATGTTGATGGTAAATATACTCCAGATACACAAAATGGAGAAAAGGTCAAATGGGTATATATCTCAGAATGGAATGAAGGAACTAAAATTGGTGCAACTATATATTTAAAATATGGTCCAAGACCAATACAATTTAGGGATCCTGATAATCCATCCATATGCCATCCTGGAATTGTAGGTAACATCCTAAACACAAACTCAGCACAAGCTAAATCTTTAATGAGTTATATGAAGCCATATCAGCTTCTATATAACTTCTTTATGTATAGGTTGCAACAAGACTTTATTAAATACCAAGGGCATATTGCTAAATTTAATCTCGCTAAGAAACCAGATAACTGGTCTATGGACAAGATTATGTTCTATATGCAGCAATTTGGTATAATGATAGAGGATCCATTTAATGAAGGATTAGAAGGAGCTTCTACTGGTAAATTAGCCGGAACAATGAATGAGTCGTCTGGAAGTATGCAGATTGGTGATGCCAATATGATTCAGATGAATATGAACATGTTAGAATTCCTTGAAAATAGGATTGCTGATATTTCAGGGGTAACGCCCCAGCGTAAGGGAGCTATTTCCAACAGAGAAACTGTTGGTGGTGTAGAAAGGTCTGTAATGCAATCAAGCAATAATACTGAAAAATATTTTAGTTTACATGATAATTTCAGGGTTAGATGCTTAAAAATATTAATTGGTACTGCTGCTATTGCATGGAAGGATAAAAAGGAGAAGAGATCATTTGTCCTGGATGATGGCACAAAGACCGTATTGGATTTTGATGGTTCAGTTTTCATGCAAGGAACTTATGGAGTTGCAACTAATGCTTCTTCTGATGTAACCAACATGATGAATGAGATGAAAGCTCTTGCTCAACCATACATGCAAAACGAAGGTTCATTGTCTACAATAATGGATGTATTTATGACAAAAGATCCAGCTTCATTAAAAAGAAAAATAGAGAAAGCTGAAGAAGATATGAGACAAAGACAGAAAGAATCTGAAGAAAGACAATTGCAAGGACAGCAAGCTGAAATTGATTCAAATGAAAGAATGTTACAGGATCAAAGGGATCATGAACTATTACTTAAAGAGATGGAGTTAAACAACAAGTTAGAGATAGAATTATTGAAACAGCAATCTACTGAAGGAATTGATAACTCAGATGCATTAGCTAAAATTAGTCTTGATAAAGAGAAATTAATGCAAAATTTCAAATTAAAGAGTAGACAGATGACTGAAATTGAACGTCACAATTTGCAAGCAGAATCAATTTCAAGGATGCAAAAGAAGTCAAGTCAATCAAAATAGTTATACTAGAAGGTAATTAATTATAAATTTCTTAGGTTTATAATTAATTACTTTATAATTTCGTCACACCTAAAAAACAAATATAGAATGGCAGAAGAAAAATTAAATCAAGACATGGTGTTTAATCCTTCCTTTTTGGAGGATACATCAATTAAAAAAGATCCTGATAATAAGGAACAAAAAGAAGAGTTAAATTTATTTGAAAATATTGGTCTGATCCAAGAAGCAAATAAGAAACAAGTTAATGACGAACCAGGACAAAAGGTAGAAAAAATTGATAATAGCCAGTCTCCTGATAATACTAAAGGTTCTTCTTTGTTTTCTGTTGTTTTAGGTAAAGACTTGACGGAGGCTGGCGCATTATCTACTTTTGATGAAGAAAAAATAAAGGAAATTGCCACTAAAGACGGAGATGAAGCTGCAATTAAATATATGTTTCAGAAACAATTAGAGGTAAATAAAAAGGAATTACAAACAAATGACGATTCCCAATATCAAGAGTATTTAACAATGGTTAGTGGTGGAGTATCCAAACAAGAAGCTACTGGAATAGTACAACTTGAAAACTTTGCAAAGAGTTTTAAAGGCATGGATTTAAAGGGGGAGGATGACAATGCTGTTCAAGCAAGAAAAGATATTCTTACTTTAAATTATAGATTGAATACGAAATTCTCAGATGATAAGATTACCAAACTGGTAAACAAATCATACGAAGATGGATCTGATGTAGATGAAGTTGACGAAGCTTCACAAAACATTCTTGAATATATTGCTGAGACAAAACAAAACAATATAAAACAAGCTCAAGATCAAAAAATTGCTAGAGAAACGGCAATTGCAAAATATACAACAGATCAAAAAGCCTTAATAGAAACCACTGATGAATATTTTAAGGGTGACAAGGTTACAAAGGTTGTAAAAGAAAAAATGATTAAACTGTTAACAAGTCCAGCAAAACTAAAGGATGGAAGCATCAACAATCAATTATGGGCTAAAAGAGATGAGAATCCAATTGCTTTTGATGCTAAAGTAGCATACTTAGAAGCCATTGGATTTTTTGATGATAAACCATTGGATAAATTTGTAAAAAATGCTGAAACAAAAGTAACAACTGGATTACAGGCATTCCTACAAGATAATGAGGGAAGATCATATAAAGGTTCAATGGGTAAATCTTTCAGCGAAACAGTTACAAATAAAGAAGATCCATTTTCAATCTTCTTAAAATGAAAAAGTTTTAAATTTAAATAAATATGAGTAATAATCAAATTACGCCCTTACAGATCATAGATCCAAAATATTGGTCAGGTCTTACTAGAGATCAACATCTTGCATGGGCTTATGGAAAATCACCTCAATACATTGACAAGACTTTGGAAACAGTATATGAAGTGAATTATGGTGATGATAATTTAGTGTCATTTGTAAATAAGTTTCCAGTAATGGAAATTGAAACAGATGATCCATACCGTTGGAGATTAATGGGTGCAGAGGAAAGAAATATTCCTCTTGTTAAAGCATCTTTAACATCAAGTGGTTCTCAAGTGGCATCAACTGATCAAGCTGGTATTGCACGTGGATTTTTCTATATGTGGTTCCCAGAACGTTATTTTGAAGTAACTACACACATTGTTGGTGAAAATCCAGAAACTTATCAAGTACGTATAGTCGAAGATCCTGTTCAGGATGGAGCTTATTGGCGTTATAAAGTTCAGAATTTTACTTCTGATGATTCCGCTTTCTTACCATACGATGAACTGGCAGTTGACACCCGTTGGAAAGAATTGTACGGACAAACTGAACAAGAATTATCTGAAAGGGGTAATGGAGTTCACCATGCTTCTCATTTTGAAATGGAAAATACCTTATCAATGATTCGTAAGAATTATGATGTTCCTGGTAATATGATTGGAGCTAAGAATCCAGCTATGGGCATGCAATTTGTTGGTGCTGATGGTAAAGTCCACACTAAATGGATTGATAAACTTGGATGGGATTTCTATAAACAATTTAGACGTGATAAAGCACGATTGTTGATGTATGGTAAATCCAATAAAATGGCCGATGGATCATTTGGTCATAAGGGAGAAAGTGGAAACACTATCCGTTCTGGATTTGGCTTATATGAACAAATGGAATCTGGTAACTTGATGTATTTCAATACATTTAGTTTAGATATGCTTTCAAGTTTTGCAATGCAACTTTCTGTAGGTAAGATTAAAGAAGACAAACGTGAGTTTGTTTTGTCTACTGGAGAATGGGGTGCTTTAGAATTCCATAAAGCTGCTAAAGGTACTGCATCCAATATTTCTTGGTTACGATCTGACCATAACTTTAAACAAGGCGGTAAGGAATTAGATGAAACTCAAATTGGAACTTATACTTTTGTTAATGGAATTAAATTCCATGTGATAATTGATCCAATGAAAGATAATCCAGTTCTTCATACTAAACGTTTTAAAGAAGGTCTTGCTGAATCATATACTTATGATATCTGGGATTTTGGCACTACCAATGGTAACTCAAATATTCAACGTGTATCATTGAAAGGTAATCATGAAGTTCACCGTTATATTCCTGGATTACGTGATCCATTTACTCCCGGTGGAGAAGGATACACTGGAGATAATGGAGCTGCCATAATGACTGCTTCATCTAAAGATGGTTATTCTGTATATAAAGCCGCATGGCTTGGTATATTAATTAGAAATGTTAAACGTACTGGTAGGCTTCGTCCTAATGTACTTCGATAGTATAATCGGAGAGGGGTTATATCCTCTCTCCTTTATTTTTTGTCTAAAACCTAAATAATTTAAAAACAAATTTATGACAACAGAAGAAGCAATTAAAAAAGAATTTTTAGAAAAAAAGAAAATTATTATAATGCCATCTCCAAGAGGAGGAAAAATGATTACAGATCCAAGACACATAGCTTACTTTAAAATGGATGGAGCTACAACTTCATTCTGTTTACCAAGGAATGAGCGTGGTGATTTAGTAAACATATTCAAGAGTGACGAAGAAAAAGAGTTCTTTGAACAACAATTGGGACTAGATCTTAACGTAAGGAAGCCAGGTAATCATTTTGAAAAGATGCAGGTAACAGTTACAAAAGATGCTGGTTTAATGCATAAAGGGGAGTCATATAACATGAGTGACCCTATGGATAATCTAAGAGCAAGGATTCTTATGGTTCAACCAACAGTAGCTCCTAGCTGGAAAGAAAGATTGAGCCGTGTTGAATATCAATGGGCTATTATTGATGAATCACAATTAAATAATGAAGCTGAAGTTGAATATAACTCTCAACAGGAATTTTGGATGTATCTTGGTAAAATTGGTGATGATGTTCCAAAAATGAGACAAACTCTAATGGTGTACTTCAATACAATTAGTTCTACTAAAAAGATACAGATTGATATTTCAAAAGTAGCATTAAGAAAAGAATACAATGAAATTCATGCAGACAAAGGTCAGCGTGAAAACTTCTTATCTATTGTTTCTGCACCTACATTTAAAAATAAGTTAATTGTATTACAGGCTTTAGAATGTGGAGCAATTAAAAAAGAAGGAAATAATGCATATATCTTTACTGGATTTGATGAAACATTCACTTTTAACGATATTGCAGAAAGAGTTGGTTCCTTAAAAGAATCTCAAGATAATCTATATTTTAAACTTATAGATCAAATAGAAAAAGGAAATAAATAATGACAATAAATGATTTGATAACTGAATTCAAGACTACCTACGAACTAGGTAGTCTTGGATTACCAGGTTTTGAAGATTCAGAAATAAAACAATTACTTGAGATCAATCAGTATAAAATGATTAATCAGAAGTTTGGTGGTAATAATATCTACAAATCCGAATTTCCAGATACATTGAAAAGGATTGATGATTTGCAAGGATTACTGGTTGCTGAATACTTAGATTTATATCAAACAAATACAAATATAAATGAATATTTGGTAATTTTATCTTCTATAACCAATTATTTACATACATATAAGGTAAGGATAAAAACAACCGGAGGTGTATTTGATTTAGCAGAACCAGTCAAATTAAATGAATCTATTAGATTTAGTTCTGGTTTCAGAAACACCAATCCAGTACTAAAAAATCCAAAATACACTATTACATCAAATAATTCTGGACAAAAGATTATAATGGTTTATTATTTTAAAAGCACAGATTCTGCAATATTAACTACTGCCGGTTGTGAATTAACATATATAAGAAAACCTGAAAATTTAACAGGAACACCATCATCCCCATTAATTGATTTCAATGATGATGTATATCATGAATTAGTAGCAATGACTGTAGATCATGCAATAAGTATTGTAAGTCCAAATAAGAGTCAAGTTAGTCAACAACAATTAAATAAAATAGAATAATGACTGGTAGAGAAATGTTAATTCGCTTTGAGGAATTATTAAGAAATACTAATAAGGATTTAGAGTTTGATGAAAATATAAGCACTGAGGTAATATACTCAATATTGACGAGAGCACAAGAAGAATATATAATTCAGAATTTTTTGCTTGGAGATAGTATTAAGGATAATATAAATGCTATTAGACGCAGATCTGATGTATTATCAAAAATAATTAAAAGAACTGTTGCTGGAGATATTACTGTTGCTGCTTCTGCCACAAGTAAACAAATTGATGGTGGATATTTGGCCACAATAACAAATGCTAATTACTGGGTATTTCTGTCTGGAGTATTAACTCATGCTGACTTGACTTCTTCTCAAAATGACAAAGGAGCACCAATAAATTCTCTTGAACTTGAATTAATAAATCATTATGAATTAAATAAAAAGATTAGGACACTAACAAATGAACCAGTAATAAAAAAAGTTCCTATAGTTTTAGAGGGAGCAAATAAATTTGTATTCTATCTTAGTAAAGAAAATATAGCAGAGATTGATGCATCCATAGCCAGCACTGTATTTGGAATTATATATTTAGCGAGGCCAACTGGTATTGACGGAACTAATGCATCTGAATTAGCTGATTCAACACATAATGATATATTGAAGCTTGCAGTAGAAATGTTCTTGAGGGAATATAAATACAAATTAGGTAATTTGTCTAAACAACAAGTATAATGGATGCCAGATACATGCAAGAAGCTGTAGAGATAGAACTTGGATTGCAGGATCCAAATTATGAAGAAAGAGGTAAACTTGAATCAAGGGTTATTTTTTATTATCTTTCAAGGTATGAAATGGATTACATCAAGTTGATATATGAAGAAGGTTTTGACAAAAACGAATCCAACAAAAGAAAACTTGGTAAATTACTTGAAGAAGTTACGATAACTGGTGGAGACATAGTATCTAGTACATTTTATCCAGATGCTTATGTTGTAACAATACCAACAGATGTTCTTTACACGATAAATGAAAGAGTTGATTTAACTGAAAATGCAATTCCTTATTTAAATATATTGACAAAACCTATTTCATATGATGAATATAGTGCAAATAAAAACAATCCATTTAGACATGCAAATGTTGAAAAATGTTTGAGATTAGAAGGTGTCAATTCGCATACATTATTAGTGACAAGCGATACAGATTCATTAAATAATGTTTACTTAAATTATATAAAAACACCTTTAGGAATAAATTTAAGTCAAGATTGTGAATTACATGAAGGAGTTCATCATAATATAGTTTCTGGAGCAGTTAAATTAATACAAGCAGCAATGCAAAATCAAGTTGGATATAATATTCAATCTAAGGAAGAACAAGTAAATAAATAATTAATTAATATAATAAACAATGAGCGCATTAAGTAAAATAAAGACAATGGAAAGCAATCAAGATGCTACCGAGATTGTTGCTAGGGCAAAACATTTAAATCCAGTAATTGATAAGGTAAACGCTTTATCATCTGAAACTGGTAAATTAACTCTTTCAGACGGTTCCGTTGACTCTCCAACTATTGTGACAACTGGGGCTGCTGGAGTATATATTGGGCCAACTACTGCTGGATTAACAACTGCTGGAAGTCATTATGCTTTGTTGACAGGTAGCGGTATATTTACAGTATATACCAGTTCAACAACTGGTGGATTTGCCGGTAGTGGAACAAATCAAATTGGACCTATTACAATTTGTGCTGCTCAAGAAACAATTGCTGCTGGGTCTGGTGGAGCAATCAGTGTAGCTGCACATTATACAGATATTGCTGTAGATGCCGGTGGTGATGCTTTTACCTTGGGAGCTGGAGCTTGTATTGGACAATTAAAGAAGATTATGCTAAGTGCTACCGCTGGTGGAACTGGAGTTGTTACTGGAACTTTTACAGGAGCTGGAACTACTTTAACTTTTACAAATGCTGGCGAATATGCATTGTTACAATGGAATGGAACCGATTGGATTGCTTTAGAATTGGCTAGTGTTGTTACATTAACTCATAAACCAGTAATAACTTAATAATAAATAATAAATATTTTTTAATTAAAAACAAATAAACATGTTTGAAGGAAATGCAAGCTACTTATATGTAGCAAACGTAGCCTCTGGTGTAGCTGACGCTGGAGATGTAAAACTTATAGCCAATGGTTCTGTTGCTTTCTGTAAGGAAGATGGGACTATTGAAAAAGGAGCTAATACAACTGAGAAGTTGAGGTTAGCAAAGAAATTAGCTGATGGTACTATGATTTATAGTCCAGAATTGAATATGGCAACCCGAAAGAATGTTGTAGGTAAATCTTTTGTAGCTCCAGAACGCCAAATATCCTATTTGGGATTTAATGGTACTTCTGGCGCCTTAGATGCAACTGCAAATGAATTGTTCGTAATGCATTTGGAATGGATGAATTCTCAGTTCACAATAAACAATACTCCAATCAGGTTCTCTGCACCTTACCAAACGACTGCTGCTTCTCAAAAAGAATTAGCTTTTGGATTGGTTTCTGCAATTAACCCAGTTATTCAACGTCAACCATTTAAGTTTGTTGCAGTTGAAGTTGTTGGAGATGGTACTGTTGCTGCTATTACTGGTAATTCTACTATTACAAAAGTAACTAAAGGAGTGAAGGGAGTTGGATCTTATATTAAAACTGGAGATGCTACAGCAACTTTTACAGCCTCTACGTCATCTGTAACTGATGCAACTGTATTAAATATTCCATCATCTGGTGGAAGAACTTTTAGTTATACACAAACTCTATTGGGTAGTGGAGCTGGATCTGCTTGTACTTATATTGGAGAAACTGCTTATTTGATTGCAGATGCTGGTACTGCTGTTCAAAACGCAACTGCTATGGTAGCTGCTATTAATGCTGGCACTCAAGCAACAGCAAGTAATGTCGCCGGAACCAGTGCCGTAGTAACAATTGTTTATAATACAGACTTCTATTCATTACCTCCTTTGGCAATGGAAACTGTTGATGATGCAACCTGGACTAATGTTGTTGTTACAACTCTTACTGGAGACGCTATTCCTGTAAAATATTCTATTAGTGGAACCACTTCTGCTGCTGCCACTTTTGCATTGTCAGAAGCATATGCAGGAGAAACTGGTTATGTATTTGATGGAACAACTGCTGCTGGAATGACTGGTATTGCTACTGTTACTAATTATGGATTGAAATTTTCTGGTAAAGATAATTCTAAGTTTAATCCAGTAAATGACACTTGGGAACCAGTAAGGTTTAAAATACTTTCTGGGGACTTTGTAACTGCTACTGTAACTTATACTACAAATGCTACTCCTGGTACTGGTTATGCTAAGCAATTAGCTAATCTTGAATCTTATGCTCAGTTCTTGAATAAGAGTGGTGTTATTGGAGCTTATCCTGAAATTAAACGTACTCAAGAAGTAGATCTTACTAAAGATTATGATATCATTAGTTTTGAGTTTGCAGATCAAACTTATGTCAGTCCAACTACTGGATTAGGCCCTATTCATACTTTTAGGATTCAAGTAGCTGTAGAGGTTTCTTTAGCTGGAGATGATATTGATACTGTATTGGCAGTAACCGTCTAGCTTTAATTGGTAAATAAAATAAATAGAGGGAGGGCAAACGCCTTCCCTTTTTTTATAATAACAAGTGTGAGTATAAAATATATTTTGATTGTATATTTTATATTGCTATTTTTGAATAATCTAACATTATTACTATGAATGACATTATAATGAAAGCAATAGTTATTTAAAAATAAGAGTCAAACAATAATTTAATAAACAAAAATTAATGAACAATCTTTGGTATAAAAATATTCAATAAAAGCATTAATATATATGGAACAACACATCTCAAGCGAAAGTTTGCAACTCATAGCTAACCTTATCAAGGACAAGAATGCTGATTTAAAAGAACACTTTGATGTTCAGTTAAGGATGATAAAAACAACTGTACAAGAAAATCATAATCTGGCAATAGAGACAAGGGATTTACAAAAGATAACAAATGGTAGAGTGAATATGCTTGAGAATGAAATGTATGGTTTTGTAGATAAAAATAATAGTAGGATTAAGGGGAGGGAAGGGTTGTTGTTTAAAATTAATGAAGTTGAAAAATGGAAATGGGTATATAAAAATTGGAAAGTTCCATTGGCTATATTTCTATTTACTACAGCAATATATGTAAAAGAATCAAGAGATTTTATGATTAAATTAATGGATAAAATATTTTAATATGAGTTTAATTTTATTGAATGAACAAACTAATGACGGAAAAATTCTATATTTAACAGATGCATCAACTTGGAATGATGGAACAATACCAGCATTTGCTACATTTCAAGCAACTATGGTAAGCGCAAATATCACAATTAAATATAAAACTCCAACAAATACAAGTTGGTCTTCCATATATACATATGACATATCCAGTATAATAACAGCAGCAACTACTGTTGCAGATTTGATATATCCAATTACATCTGTTCAGATTGGATTAGGTTCAAATTTAGCATTGCCAGATGGAATATATTCAATAGGATATAATCTTACCGACAATGTAACTACTTACAGTTTTGCTTCAGAATTGGAATTATTGCTCTCTAATATAATAAAAGCAATTGTTTATAAACAAGTTGGTGCAATAGCTTACAAATATTATTGTGCAAACAATTACTACACAAAACCAATAGATGATGTATTATTAATAAAGAGTTTATATGATTCAATGATTGCAAGTGCATATGTTGCAAAGCAGCCCGAGATATTAAATATATTAGAAGTTTTACAAAGACAAACAGCTTAATATGTCAATGGAATTAGGAAATAGTGGAAGCATACAGATAGGGCTAAGTCCATCTATTGTAATTCCATCATCAGAAGTCCCAGAACAAGTTTTAAGAACTGATGAAAAAATTCAGTTACTACAGACAAATCCAAGTACAGGAACTACTTTTACTGTTATGGCGAATAGTGGAGATACTGTTCCTGGATATTTGGATACAAAAATTGACACCTCTCAATTTAGTATTGTTGCAAACAGAATAACACTTATTGGATTTGATGGGTTAACTACTGATGATTTAACAGTAGGTAGTGCTAACTTATATTACACTCAAGCATTATTCAATGCTTCCTTTTCTAGTAAAACTACAACAAATCTACCAGAAGGAACTAATTTGTATTATACTGATGTTAGGGTTGCTGCTAATTCGGCGGTTGCATTAAATACTGCAAAAGTAACCAATGCTACACACACTGGAGACGTGACTGGAGCAACAACATTAACTATTGGTGCTGATAAAGTTTTAAATACACACATAAATTGGGGGGTTGGAGATACACAGGTAAGTACAGCGGATATCCCAGAACTTACTAATCTTTATTATACTGATGCTAGGGTCAATTCAAATATAAATGTAGCTGCAAATACAGCGGCAAGGCATACGCATGCAAATATTACTTATTTAAATGAATTAGCTAATAGTGGTGCGCAAATATCAAATGCTGTTACATTAGCACATACACATACAGCTCCTGGAACATTATCCATATTAGATGCCATAGAGGTGGCTTTTACAACTGAAATGTACAATAAATATGAAGCTTATACTTCTGGTATGGTTACATCAGCAGTTTCTCCAATTGATCTTACTTTGGGTGTACTGTCTCATATAAGCACAGATGGCAATAAGCATGTTCCTGCTACCTCAACAACAAATAATAATAAAATACTTACAGCCGGAGCTAGTGCTGGAGTATTTTCATGGACAACTTTTGATACTGTAGCTGCTACCTCTGGTATATTTGAAACATCACCTAGCACATCTATAGTAAAAACGCTTACTTCAAATTATATCAAGGATCATGTTGAAAATACTTTAACCGCAAAACATGTTACTTCTGCTGATTTAACTTATATTGGGACAACAATTCCTACACATATTGCAGATGCATTAATTCATTTACCAGCAATAGTTTCAACAACTGATCAGGGTAAATTTTTATGGGTTAATTCATCAGATTCACCAGAATGGACTGATACGTCTACAGTTGTAATTCTTGCTGGAGAAACTTATATAACTGGTTCTGGGACTAATACATTAACATTGACTAAACTTGATTTAGCACAAACAAATATAACTGCTGGAACTAATATAACATTTTCAACTAACGCCATTAATGCCATACAAAGACCAATAGAAGATACTCCTACGTCTGGTAATAATCTAATAAGTATAAGTTCAGATTGGGCCTATAATCATGAAATAACATATGGTACTGGATCGCACATTCCAACTGGAGGAACTTCTGCTCAATACATAGCTGGAGACGGTACAATTGCAGATTTTAGTACAGCCCCAGGTGGTATTTATAAAGTAAGTCTAATTACCGGAGGTCCAACTGGATCTATAACAGCAAGGTTAGTTGGAGCTACATTTCCATCAGGATGGTCGGGGGCACAAGCCACAATAACTACGGACTTAGAAATAACACATACTACCACAAAACCAGTAATTGAAGTAATTATATATGCTGAAGATAGTGCTGGAATATTAACAAAATTAATTGGAACAGCCGCATATACAACAATTGTTGGTAATGCTGCAAATACAGTAATAACAATACAATCTTTAGCTACTATAGCTCAAACTATACACATATATTTTCAATTTGAGTAATGAGTAATTATTTTCCAACAATAGCATGGGGTACAATATGTAGAAATGTTTTACCTGAATATATAACTGGAACATTTCAACTTAATTCATTTACAGTTGATGTGTATCCAATAGATTCAAATGAACCTGGGGCAGGATCATTAGATTGTGCTGTAAATGACTATGTGTTGGATTATCTTGGATTTCCTTATATAATTACCGCAATAAGTACAATTTCTGAAGGAAAGAGACTTGTTGTTTATGATATAAATGAAAGAAGTATTTCTGAAATGGTTATATATGGTCCATATTCAAATAGAATTGGATATGTATATAGACCAATTAATGGTGCAGTTATACTTTCACAATCACAATTATTAAAACTTGATACTCAGGCTAGAGATAGGATTAATAACTTTGAAAAAGGTGTTATATGGGAAAATAGGGGAATTGCTTTATATGATGGAACTAAATATAACAATATAACATTAGTAGAACTTGGCAATAATTTAGCAACAACATCATCATTAGAAGTGCCTTGGAATGGTGGATTGGCTTATATATTAGGAGTTAATGTGGCTGGCACTGATAATGGATTCTTAATTAAAGGATCTAATGGAGAGATAGTTAATTCAGGATATCAATTCTCAACATTAAACACATTAGCAGATGCTTCCGATACTTTAATATCATCAACATTAGCCATAAAGACCTATATAGATGCAATGGCCTCTGGTGGCAACTTTTTGGATGCCGCTATAAGGATGGTTATTGATAATACATTTGATCCTGGAGCATCACCAACAACTGGTGATAGATATATACTGGAAACATTAACTATACATGCTAATTTTGGGACTATAGCTGGAGTTGGATTACACGATATAGTCGAATACTCTGGGTCTGCATTTGTTGTTATATTTGACGCATCAGCAGCAACTACTCCAGCTACCGTAACAGTTGGCACTGATAAAAACTTAGCAACCAATCATCAATGGACTTATAATACAACTGATGACGTTTGGGTTGATAGGGGCGCTATTGGTAATCACAATGACTTATCATTAATAGATGGTGGAACTACTGGCCAATATTTCCATTTAACATCAGCACAACATACTGATTTAACAGATGCTGGAGATTCTATCTTGCATTATCATGCATCAGATAGAGATAGAGCGAATCACACTGGCAGTCAATTATATACAACTATAACTGATTTTATCGAAACCGTTCAAGATACAGTTGCATCTCAAATTCAGAATGATTCACTTAGTAATATGACTTGGAGTTATAATGATACAACCGGATTGCTGACTCCAACTATATCCGTTTCTGGAATAAATTATTGGTCAAAATCTGGTAGTAATCTGACTTATTCCACTGGTAAGATATTAATTGGGGCATCTGTTGACAATGGATATACATTAGACGTAACCGGAACTGGTAAATTTACATCATCCGTAACTGGCGTTACAGAATCATTGTCTAATAATTCGACAAAATTAGCATCAACAGCTTATGTTAAAGGTCAAAATTATATAACATTAGCGTCATTAAGCTCAATAGCTACTGGCTTATCTTATTCTAATACTACAGGTATATTTTCCATAACGAGCGGGTATGTTATTCCGACAACAACGGAACAGACTCAATGGGATACCGCTTACACCCACAGCCTAAATAACAATCAGGCACATAGTGATTATCTGAAAAATAATGCTGATGATACAACTAGCGGTATTTTAACTGCTTCTCAATTTATAACACCTAATAGTACTACAATTGGTGGTATATTATTAAAAGATAGTTTAGATAGAACTGGTTTGTTAGAAATAAACCGTAAAGGAACTACTACTTGGAGTGGGATTCAAGTAAAATATAGTGTTACTGCTTTATGGTCATTCATGGGTACTGAAACCCAATATGGATTGTATGATGATGTTAATGCTAAATGGTCAATTCTATCTACAAAAAATGCACAAACATCATTATATTATAATGGGGGAGTTAAACTTAATACAACCAATACTGGAATTGCTATTACAGGTCAATTAACATCTGATGGCACCGGCAACAATTCTTTTATGGGCAATGTTGGTATAGGAATTACTACACCATTAAATCCCGTTCATATAGAAAAATCTGATGGAACTCCACAACTAAGGCTTTCTATGGATGGATCCCATTATTCAACTTTTTACACTAACTCTGCTGGTGGTACTATTATCAATACAGTTGGTGGTGGTAGTGGTTACATAATATTCGACATTGATTCATCTGAAAAAATGCGAATATTAAGTAATGGAAATATTGGTATTGGGATAAATGCTCCTATATCAAAAATACACATATATGAAAGTACCACATCTACAGGAATTGCAACTGGATTAACTATTGAACAATCCTCAACTGGTGATGCTCAATTACAATATTTATTAACAGAAGGACAAAGGTGGGTGACTGGGATTGATAACAGCGATTCTGATTCATTTAAAATAGGAAGGGGTGTAGATTGGGCAACAGGTGTTGATATTAAAATATCTACTGCTGGTGCAATAACATTAGGTTCTCTTGCTGGATATATAAAAGGAACTGCTGGGGCGTTAAGTGCATCTACAACAATACCAGAAACTGATTTATCATTTACAGATGTAACTACAAACAATTCTAGTACAACTAAGCACGGGTTTTTGCCAAAATTAACCGGAGTTACAACAGTATATTTAAATGGTAATGGATCGTGGACTACTCCACCAGATACTACCGTGGCTTATGGAGCCGACAATCAAATACCATTTATAAATACAACAAATAATGGATTTGAATATTCATCGGTACTTACATGGGATTCATATAGATTATCTGCTGCTTATGGAGACAATTTATATGTAGGAAGTTCAACTACAGGATCCACGTCTGCAACTTCAATTAGGAATGTAGCATTGGGAGTTGGAGCTGGAGTATCCTTATCTGGTGGAGACAATAACTCATTAATTGGATGGAGCGCTGGTGCTACAATAAACACTGGCTCAAGTAATATAGCGATAGGTGGCTCATCTGCCGCAAACTTATCAAGCGGAACATATAATACGATTATTGGAGCAAATAGCACAGGACAGGGCGTGAATGGGAATTACAATATCGCAATAGGAAGTTCCGCCCTTGTGTATTCCAGTACAAATACATATTCAAATAATATAGCAATAGGGCAGCTCTCTGGTGGGCTGAACACTGGAGATTCAAATATATTTCTTGGTAATTACTCCGGAAGGTATGAAACTGGCGCAACGACATCATTATATATTGATAATTTAGATAGGACAACTGAGGCATTAGGCAAAACTAATAGTTTAATATATGGAACGTTTAATTCAACGCCGTCATCCCAACTACTTAGATTTAACTCCAAAGTCGAGACTCCACAGTTGTCTTCTGGATATAAATCTCAGCAAATAAGAAGAGATTCTTCATCTAAAGAACTATATTATATAGATGATGCTTATTCGGCATTAACAACCAATTCAAGCGTCTCTTGGGATGCGAGTACTGGATTAAATAAAACGTGGTCAATAAATGGGAATTATTCACTTACATTAACTAACTTTGCAAGTGGAATGTTTGGAGTAGTTGTAGTTACTGTTACAAGTACAGCGACAATAACTATTGTTGGAAGTGGTGTTACTTTTAAAGGTAATGGAAGTTTGGTCTCACTAGCTGCTGGTGAATACAACTTGGCGTGGAATTGTATAAGTGCTACTAGAATTGATTGGAATATTGCTTTATATGTTTAATTATGGATAATAGAAAGATATTTTTTGCACAAAATATAATGAATCCATCTATAACTGGTGGATATGGAAGACTATATAATTGGTATGCTATTTCAAATCCTTTATTTGCACCTATAAATTGGAAAGTTCCATCAATTGCAGATTTCCAAACTTTATCAACGTATTTGGGTGGAAATTCTATCTCTGGAGGACATTTAAAAGAATCAGGATTGATTCATTGGAATACGCCTAATTTTGGTGCAGATAATTCAAGTGGATTTACAAGTATAGGAGCTGGAAGTAGGGATTCTTCTGGAGCATTTGTTAACTTGAAAATACAAAATGCATTGGGTGTAAAGGAAGAATATACTTCTACAACCTATCAGGCCATGACTACATCTTATCTAAATGGTTCTGTTGGTGGTTTTATTGGAGGGTTTTCCAAAAGAGTTGGTACTTCCATTAGATTAATTTACGATGTGCCAGGAATTCCAGCACCAATAATTGATGAAGATGGATATATTTATGATGTAGTCTTAATTGGTACTCAATATTGGACTGTTCAAAATTGGAAATGTACTAAATTAAATGACGGAACTCCATTGACAAACGTAACAGATGTTGGCATATGGGGGGGGTTAACAAGTGAAGGTTATTGTGCTTATGATAACTTAGAATCAAACGTATAACAACTTTATATATAAAAAATAATTGTATGGTATTTCTTTTATAAATACATTTGTCTTTTATTAATTTTAAAACATAAAACAATGGCAAAAGAAGAAAAAGTAGAAGTTAAAGAATTGACATTCCAAGAAAAACTGGAAAAGCAAATTCAAGGTTTAGAAAAGGAACTAAAACAAACTGAACTTCATTATAATCAGATTGTTGGAGCTTTAAACACGACCAAAGGTATGCTAGAAGAGTATAAAAAACATAAAGAATGAGTACACAACTTGTAACAAGACAACAATTTGAATATAGTGTAGTTGCTACTTTTAGTGATTATGCTAATGTTATTGCAAATAGACTTATGCTTACGGAAGTTTCTGAACAGGAACTCCGTAAGTTTAAAACTATTAATATATGTCAATTAGCCATTACTGATTATTTTAGTAGATATGTTGGAGAAGTACCACCTACAGATGATGATAATGGATTAACAAAAGATGAAATAGAAAATATGGTACAGCTTTATAATACATTGGCTGATACTAATTTCTGGTATGAATTCCCAGAAGATGAAATTTGAATGTTATGAAAAAGTTCTTTAAAAAAACTAATTAGTGGTAGCGATGAAGTTTAATCAAAAAGATTCTTTGGTGCACTGATATTTTTGTCTGCAATAGAAATAAGTCATATTACAATTCTTGGTAAATATGAAAATTTGTATTAAACAAACTTGAATTAATTAATTCAATGCATTTAGCTGGTTCATTTTTACTTAGAATTTCTTTAGTCGAACTATTTAAACCAAAATAAAATGGCTGATATTAATTTGTTAATACCAAAAATACTTTTAGCAGAAGGTGACTATAATGAAGTCAAGAATGATCTTGGTGGTACTACCAATAAAGGTATCACAATAGCTACGTGGAAGGCTAATGGTTGGGATAAAGATTATGATGATGATGTTGATAAAGAGGATCTTAAACTCATTACAATAGATGATTTTAAAATTATATTTAGAAAGTTCTATTGGGATAAGTTTAAAGCAGATGAAATAATTGATCAATCAGTAGCAGAGATATTAGTTGATTGGATATACAATTCGGGCCCTGTAGCAATTCATAAATTGCAAATTATAGTTGGCGTTACCGAAGATGGAGTTGTTGGCCCAAACACACTTAAAATGATTAATAATACAAATCCAAAGATATTATTTGATAGGATATGGGCAACTAGATATAAATTCTATCATACAATAGTTGAAAAAAATCCAACTCAAGAGAAGTTCTTAAAGGGCTGGTTAAAAAGACTTGGTGAAATACGATTTAAAAAATGAAAATTACAAAAAGAATTATTTACATTCTATCAATTATTTTATTAGGATTTCTATTATGGATGAAGCCTAATGGTGGAATTATAATAGAGAAGATTCCTGGAGACACTGTTTATACAACAGTAACAATTGATTCTTTGATACCATATGATACAACAATATACGATACTGATACACTATGGCTTCCGGGTGACACTGTAGGTATCCATGATACTGTATTTATATATAATGATTACTTTAAAATGTATAATTACAAAGTAGATACAACCATTTCCGAAGTAAACATAATGGCAAATTCACAAATAACACAAAATAGATTATATAAACAAACTTTTGATATAAAGAATAACAGGCAAACTACTATTGTAAATGTACCAAGGAATCAATTTGGCGTAGGTGGAGTAATTGGACTTAATCTCGCTGCTCCAGTATTAACTTATCAATTCAAGAATAATGAAGTTGGTTTAGGTTATAACTTTGTAAATAAAGGACTTGTATTACAATATCAATATAAATTTAGTATAAAATGATTACATTTAATGAGTTGTCTTACAGAATATTCAACACTATTAAACCAAAAATTTCGGATGACGAGTCTATAGACATCTTAGATATCCAATATGATATTGAGAATACTAGAGCTATGCTAATTAAACAAAGATATAGCAATAAATTTAAGACTTCAATATCTGAGTCATTAATTCAACATATCCCAAAGCTAGAAATAGAAAATGTCAATGCATCTAATTTGTATCCAGACATCCCATCTGATAAGGTTTTAATGAAGACTAAGCTGAAGGTTCCAAATATGATTGAGAAAACATCAGGAGTGCCTTTAATTCAAAGGATAAGTTCTTCTACCATACTTAGTAAGAATTTTACATTTGTAACTCCACAACAGGCTATATATAGTGGTAATGGTAAATTTAATCAGAATAATATCTTCTGTTTTATTGAAGATGGATATATTTACTTAATTACAAAAAGGTTGATTAATAAGGGAATTAAGTATATGGATTTATATGCAGTATTTGCAAGACCAACTCAAGTATTTACTTTCTTAAATACAAATAATGGTACAGCTCTTGATAACAATAGTCCATATCCACTTAATCAGGATATAGAGATGGAACTTTCGAGTATTATAATTAAAGAGAGAATTGGCATTGAGTCAAAGCAACCCATTGATGATGTTAATGATTCTAGTGATACTCCTAAACAATTAAAATAATGGCATACAAAAGAGGAGTTGGTAAGAATAATTCAGATTTTGGTATTAAGGATTTATATAAAGAATATAAGTCCACGTCAAAGAATCCAATTGATTTTAAAACCTATTCAATATTTTTAAAAGAATATAATGATAGGATAATAAATGGGATTATATATGAGAATATTGAATATAAGGCTCCTTACAGACTTGGTTATTTTAGGATTCAAAGGAGGAGATTGACTCCTTTTGTTATTAATGGTGAAATAAAAAAGAGCCATATATTACCTGATTGGAAAAAAACTCTTGATTATTGGCATAAACAATATCCAGGGAAAACTGATGAAGAATTAAAACTTATTAAGGATAAAAAGATACTTGTATATTTAAATGAACATACAAATGGTTATAGTGTAAGATTTCTTTGGGATAAAAGCACATCTAACATTAAAAATCAAAATGTTTATATATTTAAGATAACAAGGACTGCTAAAGAAAATATAGCCAAATTCATTAAGAAGAATGGAATAATTGAATACTTTGATTAAATAAAAAAATATAATATGATAATAAAGACACCAAACAATGGAATAGCAAAATATAATTTTCCAAATATAGTTAAAAATGATGATTATGGTGGTGCATCTTTTACAATTACAGACTCTAAAACTGGATTAGCTATTGATATAACTAATGTTATTATAAAGATTGAGTTTAAACTTACATCTAGTTCTCCAGTAGCACTTACGTATTCAACTACTAATGGATTAATTCTAATAACTGATGCGATCAATGGAGTATTTCAAATAATAAGTAATCAGGTATCTATAGATGCCGGAAGATACTTATATGATTGTGAGTTTACATATCCTAATGGTAGAGTAAAAACTTATTTTAGCGGAACTTGGGTAATAATTCAAGATATAACAAATGGATGATATAAGGTTAGTTGTTGATGAGGAGCTTGACGATGTCATAATAGAAGTCGAACCTTTATATAAAGTGACTGTATCAAAGACTGGTAATGGAACTATATTCCCAGATGGAGAAGGTGATTTTTATTATAGTGAAAATGAAATAAGTAATATTTTTGCACTACCAGATGCTGGATATATCTTTGAAGACATTTCAGTTAATGGAACTGGAACTATAACAAATCCGTTAGCTTTTAATGTTTTAAAGCCTTATGACCTAACTGTAAACTTTATTTCATTAGGCGGAATCTTAATTCCACAAATAAAAGTATTCGATTCATCCCCAGTTTTAAAAGGAAATAAATATTATTTTGGTGACCACTCCACAAAAGATAACGATGTTTTGGTTAAAAACATAATGGTTGGCACTTTTTCGCAGACGGCATATGTTAACACTAACATGTATATTTTAGGACAAACCCCAATCAATTTTAAAATTAGCTATGAGCCAGCAAATGTGGCACTAACCAAATATTTATTGGTTTCAAAAACAGGATTAGCTGGATCAAAAGGCATTTTTGTTAACATAACAAATCTTTGGGCTTTAAATATTACTATATCAAATGGGACATCTCAACAAACCATTATTGTATGTGATTTACAAAGTGTTGTTAACCATGATATTGAAATAGATTGGAACGGGTTGGCTGGAAGTACAATTACTGTAACAGTAAATGGGGTTATTTATACATTTACGGCATTATACGAGTGGGTAGGAAATTCGGCAACCTTAGCTACTATAGGATTCACATCAGGAAGTTGTGAAGGTAAAGTTTCTCATTCTAAATTGTTAAATGGAGCTAACTATTTTGAATATGTATTTAATCATGGTCAAGGTTCTGTTATATATAATATTTTAGGTGGAGCAAATGGCACACTGACCGGAGCTGTATTATCAACATTTTGGGGATCAACTTCTGATTATGCAGTTCCTTTTGATTTGACATTAGGTGCGACTCTATATCAAAATAATTCAGACCAAACAATAATGTCGATATGTTTTGACACATCTCAAGCAATTGCAGGATTCTTGCGATTAGAATGGTTGTTGGCAGGAAGCGGTATTTTAAGAGGGTTGTCAAATAAATATAATATCCCTATTTCAATATCAGGAATGTCGGCAGGTGATTACAATGAAGCCGGATTAAGGGCTTTGGTTGAAAGTGATTACATAAATAAAACAGAAGGTGAAAACACGATTAGTCTGTTGGAAGGGATGGTGTTGGAATGATGTATTATGTAATATTACCTTCTGAAATGTTGGATGTTGTTTTGCCGGAAGCCGTGAAAAAGTATGCAAACTACGACAAAGATTATACACTACGTGAAGTTGCTTTTATTTGCAGTGAGTTAAAGGATGGAAATTGGTTGGTAAGCTGCAAATTATCTAATTATCAATACATAAAAAATCATTGTGTACTAGAAGAAATGAGCGAAATGGAGATAACGATGGCTAAACAGTTTTACGGTGAAGAAAACCTATTAATAGAGGAACAAATACTAGGATTACAATATAAGAATTTAGAAGAAATAATATAAGATATAGGATATGTCAGTAAAAGGTAAATATACATCATTACATGATGTCATTGAAAGAATACATAGATCTGGTATAAGTGATTTTACCGAAGAAGAAGCTAAGGAATGGACTTGGGAAGTATTATCATTAATAGGAGTTCCTTCTTTCTTGGTAAACAAAGTTGCGATTCTGCTTGTTGAGAATGCTAGGACTACAATGCCTTATGATTTAGCAGATTTTTCTGAAGGCGGAATAAGAGAATTTTATACAAAAACTACATTAATAAAAGAAAGTGATACTTTTTTCAATCCAGACAATGTTGGTAATTTAGATGCAACGGTTCAGTTTAACTTTGAAGCACCATCAGTTGTATTTATTGACGGTATTCAAGTAGATGAAGGTGATGGGTTCATTACCGCCGTACCAAAACAATTTTATGAAAGACAAGAATATACTTATAGAATAAACAATAACTTTATTGAAACTGGATTTAAAACTGGAGTTATTGAGATGGCTTATAAAACATTTCCAGTTGATAATGAGAATAATCCGATGATAGATGATGATGCTAAAGTGATTAGGGCAGTTGTTGCTTATATCTCAAAAAAAGTAATCACTAGGATGTGGCTAAGGGATGAAGTTGAAAAACAAAAGAAAGAATATTTTGACCAAGAATATTCATTTGCAATTGCTTCAGCAAGAAGTAATTCTAGTTTAGGTTCCATTGATGATTGGGAAGTTATTAGAGCTAGGATGAATAGAATTTATAGAGATCCAAATATGCATAAAACTGGATTCAAGGGATATGGTTACAGTGAATCAATTAATTTGCAATAATGACTAAAAAAATAATAAGACCACTTAAGGGTATTGATGTTGATTCTTCTGTAAGTAGAAGGGATGATAATACTATTTATATTGCAAAGAATCTAAGGGTTAATAATCATGATGATTCTAGACTTGGTGAATATACGAATATAAAAGGAACTAATATTATAATAGGATATAGCGCAGCCTGTACAATATTGAAAATCCATAAATTAAATAAGAAATTCATTATATTCTTGATGACAATGATTGGTGATACTATCTGCTTGGTTGATGAGGATGATATACCAATAAATGGTGAAGCTGCTATTTCCTTGGATTTTACTAATTACTATTGGTCCACATCTCCTGGACATAAGGTTTTTAGTGGTAGCATGGGATTTGCTGCTGGACTTGAGATTGAAGTCAGATCATATTATGAGAGTGATTTAGTCCAAAAGATATATTGGACTGTAAATAATCCAAATGGATTAGCTTTGCCAACTCAACCATTAAGGTCATTAAACGTTATTTATTCTGCAATCAACGATCCATCATCATATAGCGTTCAAGATCTTGATATTGTACCATCAGTTGTAATGACTGAGCCACACGTTAACCAGACGGTGTCTGGAAATTTATTATCTGGTAAGATATTTTATGCTTATAAACTTATTAACAATAATGGATCTGAAACTGCAATATCACCAATATCTAAAGGCTATAACTTAACAACTGCATCCAATACAGATGCTAATGATTATAAGTATAAAGGAGTTGGATTTGATGTAAATACAAATAAAGGAATAAATCTTACAATATCAAATATAGATACTTCTTTTAATAAAATAAAGATATATTCTATACATTATTTAAATGATGTATCATTACCAAAAGTAAGTTTAATTTATGATGGTTCATCTTCCACAACGTTAACTACAAATGATGTTGGAATTCCTATATTAGACATATCTCCAGAAGAATTCTTATCTGCAAATGGTTTACTTTTGAATGAAGGACAGCTTGAAATTAAAAACAATAGATTGTTTATTGGCAACTATAGTGAAGAATTGTTTGACATAGATAATTTTGCTACTGATGATTATTGGGATGCAAGATCTTATAGGTTTATAGGTAGTGGTAATGCTGTAATATGGAATAGCGCATTATCTTCATTTATTACTATAGATAGAACAGTACCAGATTATTCAACTACTACTATACCAAAAACATATGATTGTGTAAATAAAAGCAATGATATAGCTGAGTGGGGAACTCCACTTTCATCAAATTATATATACCAAATTGACGGAACAACAATTGGTTCTTCTGGACCAAATATACAAATAGAACAAGTCGAGCATTATTTCTTGTCTCCAGATGATTCAGGTGAAAATACTAAATGGTATAGCAAAAAAATAAGTGGCGGATATGATAGTTTTGCGAGACCAGAAAATGATACTTATAACAAGATATTTAAATTAGAAGAAGTATATAGGTTATCTATCCAATTTAGGAATAGTAAAAACCAATATTCTTATCCGAAGTGGATTTGTGATTATAAATATGTTTATGATACAACTAATTATGATCCAATACAATTCTTAGCTACTCCAGTAAGAGTAGAAATGCCATTATATCATTTGAATGTAACTGTTAGTAATATACCTCTAGATGAAAATGGAGATGCGTATCAATATAGAATAATGTATGTTCCGTTAACTGAATCAGATAGAAGTGTTTATTGGGGATTATTTATACCGCTACCGTATATTACTGCTGAAACAGCTAAATATAGAGCTGTTGGTATCAACAAAGAGTATGATTTATCTAATACAAACATAGATCAGGATTCGGAAACTCCAGTAACATTTTCAAACAAATATTTAGAATTCATTTCTCCAGAATATTGTTTAGGTGATAAAAAGATGTATTCAAGGTTTAGTTTATTTAAAAATGCACTTAATGTAAGTATAATAAGGAATAATGTTCAAACTCATCAATCTAATATATATAAAATTTTTGGTTTCGTTGCTTCATCTTATTTAAATGTTAATAAATCATTATCATTACAACAAGACGTTGAATATGATGTTGATATAGAAGGAACTATTCCATTGAGTGGAACTGATGTGTTTATCAGAAAGGGGGAAACTGTTGTTTTTACTGAAATTCCATATTATACTTTTAATGGGAAACATAAATTATTTGGCAATTCAAACAAAGGAAGGTGTCAGATATTACAACCAACGTCATCAATATCATCGCCATATACATATACTCAATATTGGGGATGTGCTTATGTTGATAATTTTGAATCAAGATATGGTGGAACTTCATATAATTCAAGAAAAATGAATGGATATGTTGCTTTAACTGATTTTTCTAATACCGCATATCAAGAAGTTAAGGGAGATGTTTATTCTGGGGTATTTGAATATTTAAGGCAAATTTCAGACAATAGTCATCCATTCATTAGAAATAATCAAATAATTGGAGGTAGTAACATTGATATAATTCAAACAAATCCGTCATATACTGCTGGAAATAATGAAATAGTAATATTCCCAACATATTCTGTTCAAAATTTGAAACTTAGGAATGATAGTTATTTTACAAGTATATACACAGAAACAAGTTCATATATGATTCATGAATTTTCTGGTGTTTACACTGATTTAGATCCTACCACGTTAAGAGAGAATACTTATGTAAATAAAACTGGAACTCCATTTACACAATTAGAGAATTTATACCTATACAATAATACATACTCAAGAGATCAGAATCTATTTGAATACTTTGAAAAACAAGATACAAATTCTATATTAAAATCATTTAATAATAGGATTGTTGCTTCTGATTTGAAAATATTGGGGGAATCATCTGATTCATTTTTAAATATTAATCCTTCTACATATATTGATGTAGATGGTCAATATGGTGAAATTTTAGAACTTAGAATCTTTAATAATAGATTATACTTCTTTCAGGAACATGCTATCGGTATAGTGTCTGTAAATGAGCAGGCAACTACAAATATCAATGGTGATGCTACTCTTGTATTGGGATCTGTTGGATTACTTGGTAGGTATGATTATATCACAATTAACAATGGAATAAACAACTCTAACCACGTAATTACAAGCGATAATTCATTGTACTTTATTGATGAAATTAGAAAAGAATTTCTAAGGATTAGTGAAAATGGTCTTGAAAAAATTTCAATTACGAAAAATATCAATAACATAGTTAAAACATATGATTTAACTGGAGCAAGGATTGTTCATAATAGAAAATATAATGAAATTCAGTTTCATTGTAAAATAAATGATGATGGTATTAAGTACAGAGCATTTATATTTAATGAAATACAAGATGCTTTTATAGGATACTTTGAATATCCATTTGGTATATTTGATTCTGAACCATTAGAAAGAATTGATATTGTAGATGCATTAGTATTAACTGACACAAATAAAATAGAATCTCTTAATGATGGGGATTATAATAAATTTGAAAACACATATACTCCAAGCGAAATTACCTTTCTAATAACTGCAAATCAAGATGATGTTGTATTGTTTAATGTTGTGGAGTTTTTAATGACTCAGGTTGATTCTAACGGAGCTTATGTAGATTTTATTGATACAATAAGGATTTATAGTAATAATCATGATACTGGAGTTTTAGATTTTGCTACAAATGTAGAACGGAGATTTGAGAAATACAGAACAAATAGATTAAGAAATTATACTGGTAGTAACGAAAGAATTTTATCTAACCATATCTATGTAACCATAACTACAAAGGATAACTCTGTTGGTGGGAATAATAGGGTATTCTTTAGAGATTTGATTACATCATTTACTGAGTATAACTACTATGGATAGATAATATATTTGTTCCTGATTTTATTTATATTTATTTTTGAATTTTTAAAATATTATGATATACAATCCAAACATACAACAATATTCTTACGCTAATGGTGGAAGATTATATAATCAAAGATTACCTCAATATAGTTTTGGAAGTTTTTTACGTTCCAATGCAGGAACCATAGGTTCAGTTGTAGGTGCTGGTATTGGAACAATAATCGCCCCAGGGATTGGTACTTCAATTGGAGCATCCTTAGGCGGACAAGTTGGTGGAGCGGTACAATCTGATTATGAAGGAGACTTGGCCTATGATGCTCAAATGCAGCAAATGAATCAACAAAAGATGATGCAGGCCCAAGCTAACCAAATAAACATGGCTAATCAAAGACTTCAAAACAATAGCCTACAATCATCTAATAATGCTGGTACTAACAGATTTGCTTATGGCGGAAGATTGTCTGGAATTGATCCAGAGGCTTTATTTGCATTACATTTAAATGATTCATCTACCGGAAGAAGAGGTATTTATCGTGGATTAACTCCAGAAAGTCAAAGTTTAATAAGGAAGAATGAAGGATTTGATAATAATCAAAAATCTACAGTTCAAACAATATATAGAGGGAATCAACATAATTTTTACGGAACCGGTAGTAATGGTGAAATAAATTATTTAAGTGCAACTCAACCATTTACTGGTACTGAGATGAATGAATATCAACAACATCTTGATGCTTTGAAACAAAGAGATAACCGTATGAATAATTTTCAATTACCATTTAATCCACAAACTCCAGAATTGAAACAAAAGGCACTTGGTGGACAATTACAAGAATATACTGGACAAACACATCAAGGAAAAGATGGAGGGATAAAGGTTGATGCAATGGGAAATCCTACGTCAGTATCTGGTAATCAAGCAGTTGGATTAGTTGAGGATAAAGAAAATTCTTGGTTAGATCCATCAACAAAACAAACTTATATCTTCTCTGATAAATTATTTTACAATAAGGATATAAAATCTAGAAAATAATGAAAAAGAATAAAACTACAATAGCTGAAGAGCATAAGAAAATATATAATAGGTTTTATACAAATACCAAAAGAAAACCTGGTGAAGATCAATTCACTGATGAAGCCTATAATATGGCTGCTAAGAGATTAATGGAATATCAGGAATCTATTAAACCAAAAGAATCAAAACAACCTGAATCTCAGGATAATTCGCAATTCGCAAATCAAGAATTTAGAATAGGCGGGGAACTGCCAATGCATTGGGATGGAAGTTTTTTAAATAAATTTCAAAATAATGGTGGTATTTATGGATCTCCTATGAAATATAAAGATTCTATAATTGGATATAACCCATCAATAAATACAGATTATAGTAATTTTGGAACTGATGTTTTTAAACAAGAAGGATTTCAGGCTAATATAACTCCAGAAGTTAATCTTGTTAATCCAAGTGCTAATTCAACCATGCAAAACCAATCAGATGGTGAGCAATACTCACCAATTGCCAACATCTTAGGCCCAGCATTATCAATAGGTGCTAATGCAATGTCTTCTTCTATATTAAAAAATAACGCAGAACGTAGAAAAAAAGATTTATTAAAGAATGTAGGTGTAAATTTAGGTAGAGTCCAGGCTAATCAAATTGATTTAGGTAGAGAGAGAAGCAATATAAGGTCAAATGAGGCACTAACTGAGTCAACTGGTAGGTATATGGCTAAAGGGGCTAGAAGTGCATCAGAAGCTGCCAGAATAGCTCTAATGGCAAAATTGGGCGGTAGCAGAACTGCTGGAGATCAATTAGGGCAATCTTATCAAAAAGAAGAAATGGTTAATGCTGATTATAGGACTAGGGCTGATGAAACAAATAGACAATTATCTGCTCAAGAAGCTATGATGAAACAGCAACAAACTATGGATATTGAACAGAGATATGGTGATGCTCATGCTCAAATAAGGGCTGGATTTGCTCAATCAACTGGTCAAACCATACAAAACTATATGTCTGAAAATCAAAGAATGAAAAGAGATAATAATTACCTTAATATGCTTAATCCAAATTATGAATTAGATTATCAACAAGAATATAATAAATCAAATGATATGGATCAATTATTATACAGATTGGGTATTAAGACTCTAAATCCAACTAAAAGGGTAAGATAATGTATAGAGATAGAAGAGATAACTACAATCCATATATGCAGCCATATTTATCTGTAGATTATGCAGGTAATTCTGTATATCAACCAGTATATGATCCTAATGAAACTGCCAGAATGGCTGATTTGCTTAATAAGAGTCAACAGAGATATGATGTTGGTATTGGTGAATTCAATGAATTTCAAGGACAAATTGGTGGAATGCAGACTTATGATACCAATGGATTACAGAATAGAACTAATGAATTTACTGCTAAAGTACAAGATGTAGTTAAGAATCAATACAATGGGGATTATGGTAATGCTGCTAATGAGATAGCTAAGATGATTGCCCAAGAGAAGTCTAATCCATTCTATAAATTTAATGCAGAACAATTAAAGCAAGCTCAGGCATTTGAACAAGCTAAAATACAAAGACGTAATTCTGGAGAAAGATTTGTTGGGTTGAATGATCCAAGAAAAATCAATCTTCAAGAGGCAATGCAAAACAACGATTTTACTAAATTACAAGCTGATTATTTAATTGCACCAGATTATGATCAGGTTGCAACTGAATTAATTAAAGATGTTCCATATAATGCTAGTGAATTCTATAGAGGATTATCTAAAGCGGAACAGGCTACATTTGGTGAGGCTATGCAAACTGGAGATTTAAGTGGATTTTTAGTTAAATCTGGATATGCCAGTAATACTGAAAAATTAAAACAATTAGAAAGTGGTTTGTCTAAATCATTGTATAATAAACATAAAGATGCATTTAATGCTGAAGCTGAGGCTGCTGGATTTAAGTCTGGTGAAGAATATGCAAAGTCAGTAGTTAAAAATAAGATTCCACAATTATCATTTACCAAATCAACAGTAGATGTTGATAATATGAATTCAAAAGACGGAGGAAAATCTGGCAATTCAAATGGTGTATTTAGGGCCATAACAGATACTTCAGTGATAGATGAATCTACTCAAGATAATATCAATGGAATTACTTCTGCAATTTCTGAAAAAAGACTTAGTTTAAATGATCCAAAATATAAACAAACTGGATTATCTTCATATTTAGGGGTAGCTGGGACGGTTGCTGGATATGATGCAGAAAAAAATAAGGAATATGCTAAAAATTTATTAGTAACAAGTGGAGTTTTGCCAATTGGCGGAATGAAAGAAGCTACATTAACTGCTGCTGGATTAACTGGATTATATGCTGGTGCTAAAAATCTTGAATCAAAATTAATGGTTGGACTTGCTAAAAATATTACTGGGCAGGGAATTGTTGAGGATGCTAAAAATATGGTGAATGATTTTGTTCAGTTAAATGGTACAATTGATGGAATCCCAACTACTAAAGATGGAAATATAGATTATGATGCATATTATCCAATAGTATCAAGAGCTTTGTTAAATGGAACAGCTATGCAAAACAAGTTATTTGTTCTTGGTGGAGAGGATAAGGATGGTGTATATAATGAAAAAGAATTAAATAGAACTTCAGGTTCAGCAATGCCGTCAAATGTATATATAAAAGATGAAGATGGTAATGAAAAATCAGTAAATAAAGATGAAGTAACAAAAGAACTTGGAATTTCAGAAGATGTTATGTATGATGACTTTAAGAGTTCTATATACATAACTAAAACTGGTAAAATACAGGCAAGATATGTGTCTAAAAAAGATGATAAAACCTATTCATTTGAATATGTGGATGAAGGTATATCAAAAGCATTAAAGCCAATTCATAAGATATATAAAGATGTTTCCAGTAAGGGGTATTCAGTTGTTCCATTTAGTGATCCAAAAGATGGACAGTTGTATTTAGTTTCTGCAAATTCAATTACTGTAGATGAAAATGGAAATCCATTAGTAAATACTTATGTATATCATACTAAAGATAAAAATGTGTTAGACAACATAAAAAGCCCACAAGATGCTAGAAATTATATAGAATCAAAAGTTGTAACAAATAGTGATGGTTCCAAAAGTCCATTATATGATTCTCTTGAAAATTATTCAGGAATGATTTTTTCAAATATAAATAAATAGTATGAGTATTTTTGATAAACAAGATATAGATCCACAAACTGGATTAAATATAGAGCAAAAGGATAATTCAATATTTTCAAGAAGCAGACGTACACAACCAGACTTAACCCCAACGCAGGCTGGGGCTTATGGTGTTGGTCAATACTTTAGAGATGAAAATTTGAATCTACAAGATGTAGTTGATGCTCCAGAAGAGTTAAACTACAATAGGGCCAATATGCAAACTGGTTGGGAATTACTTGGTAAATCATTAGCCCAAGGTGGTATTGAAGCTACTTTAGGTGCTGCTGAGGGCATTGCTTATGCTTTAGACTTTGAAGAAATATTTAACCATGATAAGCAAGCTAGTGAAGGTTTTGATAATTGGGCAGCTAAAGGTATCCGTGGATTTAAAGAAAATCTACAAGATGATTACTTTAAGATATATCAGACTAGAGATGCTGAATCTGGTAGTTTATTAGATAAAATGGGTGATGGAACTTGGTGGGCTTCTCAAGGTAAGACTATGGGGACTACATTAAGTTTAATGTTTCCAGCTATGGGAGTTGCTGGTATTGCTGGTAAAATAGGTAAAGGTATAAATTTAGCAAGTAAAATAGGCAAGGCTACTGCTATTGGAGAAGCCGCTGCACAAGCTGGATTGCAAGGTACTGCTGCTGCTTTATTCAGTAGAAAGGCTGAATCTGCAATGGAAGCTAATCAGAAGTTTCAAGAAGACTATCAGATGCATCTGCAAGATCCTAAAACTCAAATGGAGGCATTGCAACCATTTAAGCAAGAATTTGACCAAATTACATCTGAATATGATCAATTAAGTAAAACACTATACAATCCAAGTCAAGAAAACTATCAGTTACTTGAGGGACAAAGACAACAGAAATTATCAGAACTCCAAGGTAGGATGTCTCAGATTAAACAGACTGCTATTGGTAATGTTGATGAATTAGCTAAGAAGAAAGCTGGTGAAGCCGCATCTAAAGTATTTAAGGCCAATGCTGCTATGCTTCCTATTGACATACTTCAATATTCTTTGTTACTAAAACCATTATCTGGACTTAAAAAGACTGCTGATACATTTGGTAAAAGTGTATTAGGCAAGACTGCATCTATATTAGCCATACAACCTGCATCTGAGGCTGTTGAAGAAGGATATCAATTTGTTGCTAGTGAAGAGGCAACTGAATCAGTTAGGACTGGTGAGAAGATGTTTGGCGAAGGATTTGGCAATAGGATGTCTGAATATGTTAAAGATCCTGCGTTCCATGAATCTGTATTCTTAGGTGGTGCAATGGGATTGTTGTTTGAAGGAGCTGGGCCTGTTGCAAGAACTGCTGCTGAAAGAACAGCTAAATATGCTAATGCATTAAACAGTACAAGAGTTGCTAAAGACCCTAATAAAACAGCAAAAGTAGCAAGTGAAAATAGAAAGGATTTTATTACAAAATCATTAATCAATGATAATGTTGATAGGAACAGAGAAGACTTCAAAAAAGTAGTTGAAACTGCTAAAAACAATAAGGATTTAACCAATGAACAAAGGGATGAAATTGTAAAAAATGCAGAAACTATTATTGGAGATCTTGATGATGTACAAAAATGGGAATCTGAATTAATATCTAATGAGAAATTCTCTGAGAATAATCAGTTAAGAAATCAGTATGTTTTAGCTAAACTTGCTGATAAACATGTTAAAGAGAATATATCTAAATATAAACAAGCATATAACCAAGAATTAGGTAAGGTAGAACTTCCTGATTTAACTCCAGTTGGAGAAAATACTAAAGAGCACTTAAATGCTCTTAGAAATGAACTTATTGATGCTCAGATATATAAAAATAGTTTAGAGCATACTATTAATGTAACTAATAATAGTGATAATAAAGAATTAAATGAAAAACAAAGAGCTAGTTTAACTTCTTATTTAAACAAACAATTAGAGGCTGCTAAAGTTGTAGTTGAAAATAAGACTAAGGAATTAGAGTCTAAATCTGGAGACTTTAGTCAATCAAAACTTGCTCCAGCTAATTTAGAGCAATTACAAGAAGCTAAAAATTATTTAACTGAAAATCAAGTTAAGAATCAATTTATAGTTGCTCCAACATTATCTCAATTTCAGAAGCTAACTAAAGAAGAAGCAACTGCTAAAGAGAAATCATTAATAAATACAATAGCTCAAGAAGGTAATAAAACCATTGAATCTGAGATTAAAACCAAACTCAATAGGGATTTGCCATTAGAATACTATGAGCAATTAGAATCTGAATTAAAAGATACTAAAATTAGCGAATCAACAAAGAAAACTCTTCAAAATAAGATTAAGCAATTAAGGATTAAGAAAGAAGCCGAGATTATTAAATCCTCTAAAAATAATGAGATTCCATTACCAGAAGAGCCTGTCAATAAAATGGATTTATCAAATGTACCAGAAGAGCAAAATACTGAATTTGATTTTGAGGGTAATGATGTTGAAGAAGCTGGTAATAATTCTGCAATATCTAAAAATCCAGAAGTTGTAGCTTTTGCTGAAGATATTTCTAATGGGGTTGTAAGAAATACTCCAGGAGATCAACAATTTTATAAAAATAACTCTAATGATGTTGAAGGTGAATTACAAAGATTACAATTTGTTAAAAATTCAATCCCAAAAGAACTAACTCCAGAAACAAATGCCGAAGATATTGTTGTAGAAACAGAAGAAAATAAAGAAGAATCTACTGATATAATTACACAAGAACTTCCAGAGGAACAAACTATTGAGGAAGAAGAATTAGAATCTGAAGAAAGTAACTCTGATTATTCATTTGGTATTGCAAGGGTTAAGCAATACGATGTTAATAGTGATGGCAAGAAGACTGATTCATATGATAAAGATGGTAATCTTATAATTACTGATAGAAATTTATTAGAATCATCTATTCCTGGCAAATTTGCTAAAGGAAATAAGGTTATTCTAGCTGTTGATATGGCTTTTATTGAAGGTAATAATAATAAGGATTACCTACCAATAGCAATACAAACTATTGAAGATCATGCTGCTGGTAAGAAACCTATTCTATGGTTAAGGGCCAAGAATCCTTCTAAATCAGATATTGCCATAAGGAAATATATGTTTAGTCAAGTGAATAAAACTAAAAAACCTAACTTTAGTTTTACTGCTGAAACTACAATAGATCAGCATTTACCGGCTTGGATCAACAAAACTCGGCAAGAAAGACCCATTGCAGAACAACTAATAGATGGGAAGACTAATAATGCACATATAGCTATTGGTAATCATGCTATGACTGTTAAAACAGTTGATAACAATGGTAATCATATTATAGCTGAAGATGTAAGGAAATTCCAACCAGGAACTTCTTATATAATGATTAAGAATTCTGATAGCAAATGGTATGCACATAAAATATATCAGAAGCCAATATCTAATGAAAGATTTGACAGAATTAGGGCAGAATGGATTCTTAATGCTCATCAAATGATTATTGAATTTGCTAAAGGAAATAAGATATTTGAAGATATTGAAGATTTAAGACATGAGGTTAGCAAATACTTAAACTTAAATCCTGCTGTGTTTAAGGATAAAAAAGCATCCATAAAATTAGCAACTAAAGAAGGTAAGTTTAATAACTTCTTTGGAATTGGACAAGAAGCTAATGGTGATATAGAATTACAGTTACCAGGACACATGGATGGGGGTAAATCCTATCCATACTTAAAATTTACTATTAAGAATGTTAATGGTAAACTTTCTATTGAGAAATATATTGGTAAAGATGACGATGTTGCTAGTTATGCTAAAATATCACAAACTGAGCTTTTAAAAGAATTTGAGCTTAGACTTACTAATATGTATCCTAATATTAAAGAGATTACAGATCCTGAATTAAGAAATAACTTTACAAGATTACAAGTAACCAAAGAAGGATTAAAGAGGACTGAACCTCAGCATTACTATCAATTTTTATCTGATAATAAGATTGCAGAAACAAGGATTAATGGACTTAAAACTCCAAGTGGAGAAGTTGTATTTACCACAACGCCAAGAATTGCTATTAATAGCAACATTAATTCATTTACAGAAGTAAAGAAAGATTTGGTTGAGGAAGTTAAAAAACCTGAAGTTTCAAATAAAGACCTTCCAATTGAACCACAAAATTCATTCTTTAATAATATGGATAATGATTTTGAGGAACCAGTAGTGCCAGTGTCTGATGATTTAGTATCTCAAATAGACTTCAATAAAGCCTCTTTAAAGTCATTTAAAGCTAACAATGATATTGTTAATACGCTACATACAAATGTATTGAAAATACTTGATGCACAAAAGGCTAGAACTGGATATAATAACTTATATAAAGCGGTTGCTCAAGTAAAGGCAGATCTTGAATTTGCTAGAGATAATTATAACAAATTTATTGATGCTAATTTGACTCCAGAGGAAGCTGCTAAGAATGGTGTAACTACTCTTGGTTCTAGGAATCAGGCAATAGCTGAAACTATGACTAATATCTTAGACAACTTTGAAGAAAAAAGAAATTCTGATGGTAACATTGACTTTATTGGTTATTCTGAATTCATTAATCTTAAAATTGATGAATCTTCGTATGAAATACTATCAGCAACTGATGATGAATATGAGGAAAATTCTGATGAGGGTGAGAAGAATTCAGATACAGAAGCTTATGCTGTAAATAGAGCATTTAAGGAAGATCCTGAGAAATCAATGGATGCTAAAGTTAGAAGGTTATTTTATGATATTCCATTAAGAAATAATAAAAGACAGAAGGTTCCTAATCAAATATGGCAACCTATTTATATTGATTCAGGAGTTGTATTCAATTATCTGATTGATCAGCTTGTAGGTACTAATCCTGATGAAATAATGGATGAAATGCGTCAATTAGCCGAATACAATGATATAGCTAAGGATGTACTTGACAAACTTGACAAATTAGCTCAAACAAATCCAGATGTGGTTAAGAGTTTTATAGTTACCATGACTAAGCAACAAGCTAATTTCATGACCTTAAAATACATCTTCAGTAAAGATGCTGAATACTTGCCTACTGTTAAAATTATACATACTAATAGAAGTGGTATATCTGATGTGTTGGCTTCAACTTGGGAAGAAGTACTTAATTATGATCTGAACTCATCTAATGATTTTGAGACAATAAATGGCAATGTTAAAATAAGTGTCAAAAAGAGGGAAGAATTAGTTAAGAAATATAATGCTATTGGCAAGGATGATTTGAAGGGTGATTTCATAGCATCAATGGCTTCTATTGGAGTTAAGTTTTCAGAGAGGGCTTATGATCAATTACAGAAGGACTTTGAGAAAAAGAGGAAACCATTCATTAGGAGATTTGGGGGAACAGCTCAGGGATCATCTTTTAAGAAATTCCTTGATAATGCATTTGGGCCTATATTCAATGATGCTATTGCAAAAGGTGATAGTCCATATAGGGATCAATCTGCTGCTATTAAAAACTTAGCATTTTATCAATCTAAGTTTGAAACTGATGCTACATCTAGGATGCATAGAAACTCTAATGGAGATTCTGTTTATAGCTACGTTACTCCTAGCCACATGAGTAGAATATTAAATGATTTGAAGAATAATCCAGCTAAAGTTGAAGAACTTATGATGGATAAGTTTTCTGGTAAATCTACAATATTGAAGGATATTCAAAAGTATAATCAATTGAAAGCATTGCCTATATTAGATGGCAATCAGCAAGTAGAACTTGAAAGATTGAGTGAAGAAATAAAGAGTTTAGGTGTTGTTTACTTTGATGCATCTAAAAATGATGTAAGTGGAGCGTTTCCGAGAAATTATGAAAAACAGAGTATTGTAGAGAGGGAATTAACTAAGATATCTCTATATATAAATAATGGTAGTAATATATCTCAGATATTTACACCAACTCCTTCTGATAAAACAATGTTTACTTTGTTTCAGAGCTTGAGGATTAATACAAGATCAATAGTATTAGCTGATGGTCAATTGAAGATAACTGGTAAGGAAAAATATAAGAGTGAGGCTAATCCAATTATAAACAAATTGAAAGACTTATTAGTTCAATCTGAGATAGATAGGATTAACCATGTTTCGATGTTGTTTAGTCAAGCTGTTAAAAATAAAGATTTTAGTAACCTAATTGAAGGATATCATTACATCAAAGTTGGTAAGGATTATAAACCAGGTGCTGGTACTTATTTCTTCTTTATACCAGAGCTAAACAAAGTTGTTAATGAACAAAACATAAGGAATCAGGAAACTGGTGAATTATCTGTTGATTTTGCTGATTCTAAGGTAGTTAAACAAGTAATGTTATCTGGTATTCAAAGTTTAGTTAAAGAAAAATTAGCTATATGGGAAAGAATTGGTATTACTAAAGATGGAATATTTAAAAGTGTTGATAAATCAGTACTTGAGAAATATGGTAAGGATCCTTCTAATTTAGCCATATCTTATGTTATTAATAGCATGTCTGTATTAGCTAATGAATATATGCTTATTACCAATGATCCTGCTAGATTTGGTAAAACTGATGATTATAGTGGTAACTATGAAGACTATGAGCAACTATTAGAATCTACATCTGCTAATATGTTTAAGCGTATTGCTAAAGATATAGCTCCAGGAACACAAGCTGAATGGGAAGTTAATCATTATAGGGTTATGATGATTGCTGAACCTAAATTTGCCAGTGAATTGGCTTCATACAATGAAACTTTTAAAAAGGCTTATGGAGACATTAAACTTGCAGATGCACAAGAGTGGACTACATTAGAGGAACATATAAATGTACTTAAAGCTTATGGTGAAATTACTAATGAAGAATATGATGATATATTAAAGAATAAGGAGAATCTTTCTGATACTCAAATTGAGATTATATTGCAACCAATGAAGCCAGTACAGGTTTTTAATGTATTTGAGGCTGATTTGAAAGAAAACATACCTTATTATATTAAATCATCTTCATTCCCATTAATTCCTCAAATAGCTAAACAGTTTCCACAATTGAATAGAATGATGCAAATAATGTATAAGAATGATATTCAAAGGGTAGCTCCAAAATCAGCTACTAAAACTGGTTATAGGAATGCCGTAGATTTAACTTCAACTAAGGACTTTGAGAAGGATGGTATTACTTTAAAGAAGAATAAGAGAACTGGATTGGATAAAGCTATTACTTTAAGTAGAGATGGATTTAGGATTCAACAGAAATTCCCTTATGATTTAGAGAAGGAAACTGATTTAGAAGGTAGCCAATTAAGGAGATTACTTACTGCTAATATGATTGATACTGATGGTAATGCATTAGTGTTTGATTTGAATGGTAAACAAAAATCTGGATTAGAGTTAAAGGAACTTAATGATGAAATTCATACTGAATTATATAATAGAAGGTTTAATGATTTATTAGAAAAACTTAGTGCCAATGAAACTGTTAATGGTATTACCCTTAATGATGTAAATGAATTAAGGAAATTAATGGTTGAGGAAGCTGTTAATAAGGAATATGGCTACAATGAAATATTAGCATTAAGGACTGTAGAGTTTAATGGTAAAAATACATTTGAAACGCCATTATTTTTTCACCCAATGATTCATAAGATTGAGTCTATATTGACCTCTATAATGAAAAATAGGGTGTTAAAGTTAAAACTCCCAGGGAAATCATCTGTACAAGGATCTCCTTATGGTTTTGTAACCACATTAGAAGAGTTTAACAAGACTATTGGAAAAAACAATGTTATCATATATTCTAAGGATTATGATGCTACTAAAGGTCTTAGTTACAAGAAAAATGCAGATGGAAGTATAGAAGCTGAGATATTCTTACCAATACCATTTAAAAAAAATGGTAAGCCTGTAAATACTTCTGAATATACCAAAGATGGATATATTGACTTAACCAAACTCAGCCCACAAATGCTTGAGATGATTGGATATAGAATTCCAACTCAAAAGGCTAGTAGCATGATGAGGTTGAAAGTTGCTGGATTCTTACCACAAACTGTAGGTGACTTAATCATAACTCCTCCAGAATTATATGCTCAAATGGGTACTGATAATGACGGTGATAAACTGAAACTACATTGGTACAACTATAATATTGCATCTACTGGTAAGATTCAAAAAATAGCTATTGGAAGTGTTGTTAAAGACATGAGTAATGAGCAATTACAGAATCTTTCAATAGACATTATGCATTCTGTGATGAGACATCCAGAGATTGTTAATAGAACAATAAATCCTCTTGAAAATAAAGATATTCAGAATGTTGTAGATGCTCTTGATAAAGCTAAAGGTAAAAAAACATCAACTAATAAAATGGGATTATCGGTAATAAATGATAATATGCAGAGTGATATGGTAGCTATTCAAGCTGCTGGTAAAGCTGGTATTGCAATAGAATCTGTAGCTGTAACAATGCATGCATTAGGACAATATGCAGGACTTTATATTACTGCAAATCCTAATAGATCCACATCTGTTAAATTTAGCAATACTGATGAAACTGCTGGTGAATTTACTGATAAAGCCGAAGGCAATACTGTTGATGATTCACTTAATTATGAACATCCACAATCAGAAGGAGCCTGGAGATTAGATAAGATATTTGGATTTGATGGTAAGATGATTTCAGATGTATTGGTAAACATACAGAATGAATCAGTGGATAATGCTAACAATAGGTTATTGTTTCCAATGAATTTAAATGAGGTTACGTTTGATGTAGCTAACCTTATCGCTAGGGCTGGATTCAATGAAAGGTTCATTGGATTCTTCTTAAATCAACCTATTATATTGGAATATGTTGAAGAATTAAATAAACTTAATAGATTTGATGAGAAGAATTTTACTCCAAATAAAGTTAAACAACTTCAACTTAGGATGCTTAATTCTGTTGGTGCAAAAATTGAGTTTGATGATTTAAATGATCTTTCAACAAGTAATCTTTCAATGGCTGCAATGGAAGCTGGTTTAACTGATAAGAATAAAGAAACCCAGCTAAAAGCATTAACAAACTTTATTATTTACAATGATATATCAAAAGACTTAAATAAGATTCAGAGGACAGCCAATGTTGATAATAAGTTCTTAGGTTCTAACTTAAATGGAGTTGTTTCTAAATTGAAAAACTTTGAATCTGACATTAAGGGTACTTATATTGGTAATGGTGAAAATTTACATGTTGGAAGATATGGAGATACCACCCAGGGTAGCGCTTACAAGGTGGGTATTGAGAAATCAGTTAAATTATATTCTAATATACTACCAATAAACACCAATTTGATTAACAATTTATATGAGCAATTAGTTGAGCAAGCTGGTAGGGAATTATCCGAAGATGAATTACTTGATTTCAATATTGGGATTAGGAATGCTATCTACAATGAAGCAATTAAGGCTGTATTTGATATAAAAGATATACAAGCATACAGGACTTCATTATTACATGGAGATAATGCATTGGGGAATAGGGTTGTTAAGTTTAAAAAAGGTGATAATGTTCCATCATTCATAAAATCATTGAATGTAAACATTCCTACTGTAAAAGGAGATCCTATTACAATTACACATTCATCATCGAAGATTAACAAGAAAACCGTTGATTTGCAGAAACAACAAGATTGGTTGGATATGCTTAATTCTAAAGATGAAGTTACTAGGAAGTTGGCATTTGACTTAATGATTTATTCTATAACATTTGGTACTCAGAGAACTGCTAATGATTTTGGTAGATTCTTGCCTAATGATTTTGTAGTATCTTCTGGATTATCTAAGTATTTAACTGGAGTTAATTTTAATGATGTTGATATGTCTGAATTAAGCAAGAATATGGTTGCTAATTTTAAAGTTCAATATATACAACATCTACCAAAGTATGCTAAGCTAGTTGCTGAAGAATCTATTGAAAGCAGAACTGATGATTCAATAACATTGAAAGTTAATGTTTGGAAGAAAGCTCCACACTTAATTGAAGAGTTCAATGACAAAACTTTTGAAACTACTTTATATAAGAAAGAAAAAGGTTTGTTATATAAGAAGATTGATTTACTTGGTAAAGGTGAATTAACTGCTTATAATATCTCTGATGCTTATGGTAAGAGTAAATCTGCAATAGTTAATACAGAGGAAAATAATGTTGAACCAACTTTTTTAGAGGCAAAACAGTCTAAGAAGATATTGGATGGTTTAGGATTTAACAAGGGTGTTTCTGGACTATTGACAGGACTCTCAAAAAGTGCGACAACTGAAGCTCATAAGGCATTAGCTGATTATTACCTAAGTAAGTCAGAACTATTAGACGCATTTAAATTAGAGAAATTTGATCCAGAAAATCCAAAACATCATTCTTCTGGTAACAATTTAATGGTTAAGGGTAGAGTTGTTTCTGAAAATGGATTGATTCTTATTAATGAGAATGCTATTGAGAATAAGGCTGATTTAGAGCATACAATATTACATGAAGTAACTCATGCTTATACGGTTGAATTAGAGAAAAATAGGGCATTATTAACTCCAGAACAATCTAAATTGTTTAAGGATTTAGATACTATGGTAGAATATGTTAAAAAGCAGAAAGGACATGAAAAATACTCTTATTATTTATCAAATACTAGGGAGTTTATTTCAGGAACAATGTCTAATGCTGATTTTCAAGAATATCTAAATAGTGTTAATTACAAAACATCAAATATATTAGAGAAGATATTAGAGTTCTTTAAAAAGCTTGTTGAGCTTGATGTAAGAGTTAATAGTATGTTAGCTAATTCAATGCAGAATATAATCAAGATAATTGATTCTTCAGGTAAGGAACAACTACAATCAATTAGGAAGGAAGCAAGTTTTGGATTAACAGTAGATGATATAGCAGAAGCTGAAGAAATAAGAAAAGAGTGTCAAGGATTAGGAAGTTCAATAAAAAGTAGTAAATTTGCAAAATTATTTAAAGAATAGGAATTATGTATATAAGTAAAAAAATAGAAGAATTAATCAATCAAAGAATTTTAGAAGAGGAAAAATCTAGTAGGCTCTATTTAGCAATGAGTAAGTATTTAAACTTTTCTGGGTATTTTGGGGCATCTAAATTATGGAAAAAATATGCAGATGAAGAAATGGAACATGCTAGTTGGGCTTATGATTACTTAGAGAAATTAAACATATTACCAACAGTACCAACTCTACCAGCTCCAATAATGGAGTTTGATGGTTTGTGTGATATATGTAGTAAATCTTTAGACCATGAAATTTCCATAACCGAATCCTGTAATGATTTAGCAAAAGTTGCTACAATAGAATTTGATTTCATGACATTAGAATTAGCCCAAAGATATTTAAAGGAACAAAGTGAGGAAGTTGAGAAGCAAACCTATTGGAAAGATAGGATTTTACTGTTTGGTGAAGACAAGATGATGTTGAGAATGCTTGATGAGGAAATGGGTAGTATTTAATTTAAACTATAAACAATGGTATTTTGTCCACCTGTAGGAAGTTCTGAATTTAAAGAACTAGAGGGAATATTTGGAGAGAGATTAGCATATCTATTATGGCATAAGAATGGTGGACATCCACTTGAATTAGATTCGGATGGTAGTCCCAGTAAGTTATTTGAGGATATCAAAGCTAATCCAATGGTTAAGACTAGGGAGCAGGCTTTGAGAGTTAAGGCAAGGAGTTTCTTTATTAAGAAGGAGGGTAGTAAATCTCATGATATATATTCAAAATTAGGAAATAAAACCGCATCTGAAAATGTAGTTATTAGCAAAACTCCTTGGAAATCTGGTATTCCAAATTCTATTGTGGCGATGAGAAGTGATACCAATTTGTATGGTAATCCATTTTCTCCACTAGAAGATACTACACAGAAAACAAATAAAGTAGATAAACCTAAAGATGCAGTAAATGCATTTATTGATTGGTTAACTACAGATAAATATATTACAGTAGAACCTAAAAGAAGAGAGGCTTTATTAAATAAGTTAAAATCTGGAGAATTAAAGGGAAAAACTATTGTATATTATAAAGAAGCTGAAGAACCAATGCATTCGACTGCTTTAGATTATTTGATTAATAAATATGATTGGAGCAACCAAACTCCAGACAATTTACTTGTAAATATAAATGATATTAGAATAAGTAAAGCTGATTTAACAAATAATAGATCAAACTTATATACTGATGATTTAATAACTCAAGAAGAATATGATAAGCTACCATTTAAAGATTATGGTGGGGCTAAAATAGAGACATTCAGGGATAAAAGTATGGCATTGATATATGCTGATAAATATGGTGCAAGTATATGGGATGTTGTTAAGAATGGTCACATTATGTATAAAGTGGTTATTTCGGCTCCAGCATCATATGTAGCCAATTTAGAAGTAAATAAAGAAAAAATCCCATTACACGTACAGGAAATAATAGCAGCAAAGAGAAATAGAATATTAGCCTTTAAAAACAAATTGTCACAAAAGACACCTAGAGCAGCAGAAATAAAGGCTAATATCTCTTTGTTACAAGCACAGATTAAGAAGATTGAGGATGAGTATGATAATGATTCTTTAAGGAAGACTTTGTTCAATGATATTAAGACTATTGAAAACAATCTTAATGCAGTTAGGGAAGAACTTAAAGATCCAAATCTTGATGATAAAAGTCTGAGAAATTTAATGGAAGTATTGATAGAAAATTCTTATAATACCAAAGGTTGGTTGTATATGTTTAATTCTATCAATGAAGAATTTACTGAGTTTAAGGATTCTATTAGGGATTTACAAGGGCCATTAAGTAAACAAAATGATTTATATCATCATTTAATGGCTGATGTTTATTTAAGGTATATTAACCAAAAGACATATAGAAGTAATTTCTCAAGAGAGGATATTCTTGGAGCAGTTAAAGATATGTCTTCTGCTGATGCTAATTTCTACAGCATAGGAGAGTCGCACATTCATTTATTAGCTACAGTTGATGATTTACTAAAGGATGTTGCTAATAAGATAAATCAGGCCTATTTAAAGAGGTTTTCTGAAATTGATAAACGTAAGAATGATTTAAAGGTTTATACTGGTAAAAATGAAGAAGAGGTTTCCAAGATGTTTTTGCAATATGATAAGGATGGTAATTGGACTGGTAACTATATAGGAAGATATAGTCAAGAATTCTTTAATGAAAGACAATCTAGAGCTGATAAGGCTAAAAAAGATGATAATTGGAAACCATACTTTGATTGGGTTAAAAAAAATACAACTGAAATATCATATGCTGATCTAAAAAGGATTGAAAAATCTAATATGGAAGATCTTGAAAAACTTCCAGAGGATTATAAATTGGGTGTATTTTCAAAGGAAGAAATTATTAAGCAGAAAAAGATGCTTGATAAATATAATGAGGCTAAACAAGCCCAAATAGATGCCATGTCTATTACTGGTAGATATTCTGATGGAGAGTTTATTGAGAAGAATGGTAAATCTATATATGTTAATGAACAGAAATCTGGTAATTTAAGGTTGGATGATGAATTCTATTTAGAATTAGACAATTGGGAACAACTTAATTCTCCATTTCTATATACAAAATCTAAAAATAGGAAAGAGAAAAAAGGTTATAATTACATGGTAAACAATAAACCTAATGGAAATTGGATTGATCCTGCATATGCTAAAATTGAAAGTGATAAAACTCTTTATGAATTTTACAGATACATGAAGACCACCTTCCATGAAAATAATGAGTATATGCCTTATTTTAATAACCTTCATGAGAATTATTTACCAGAAATAGAATTATCACTACTTGATAAGATTAAGAAGGCCGAGATGGCTGATAAATGGGGATTGCTAACTAATGACTTAAAGATAGCATTAACTGATGATGCCATTAAACAGGAAAATGGTAGATCTGTTATTGCCGGTAAGGAGATTAAAGGCATTCCAGTCCATACAATGGAAAATAAGCTACTTATAACAAATAAATCAAGCAATATATTTGAAGCACTACTTGAACATTCTAAGAATGCCTTTAATTATAAGTATAAGGCAGAAATTGAACCTATGGTTAATGCTGCTAGTGATTTATTAGAGGAAATTGAGGAAGTTCAAGAGATTGATATTGATGGTAAACCGGTAAATAAAACTAAATTAGGACTCCCATATAAATCTAAAGGTAAATTAGTTGAAGCTAAAGCTGCTTTAAAACATGCTATTGATGGAACTGTTTATGGAGATTATAAGGAATCAGAAGGTAGGAGTTCTAAAGGATTTACTGTCATAGATGCATCTGGCAAGAAAATTGATAGGAAATTCTCAGCTAGTAATGCTGTAGATAATCTAAATTCATTTACTTTCAAATTACAGATGAGTTTTCCAAACGTAATTACCCCTACGGTGAATGCCGCCATGGGTATTGTAACAGGCATGACTTATGCTGCTGGTGGTAAGGATATTTCTGAAAGAGAGATGGCAAAAGGTTTTGTTACAATGATGAGCATATCTTCACTTACATTTGGGGCTAAGACTAATGAAAAATTGGCTAAGAAAGTATATGCCTTCATGAGCAGACTTAATGTTATTGGAGATATCAAAGAAGGAACTACTGGTAAAAAGACTTTTGGTGAGGTGATTACCATATTACAGTCAAAAGCTGAATTCTTTAACCAAGGAGCTATAATGGTTGCATTATTAAAGACTCAGAAGCTTAAAGACAAAAACGGTAAACAAGTAACTGTTTTTGATGCATATAATGAAGTTGATGGTGAATTAGTATGGAATACTGAGTTAATGGGAGAACATAAGGAAGTTACTTCAGACAGAATATTTAGTGAAGACTTAAATCAAGTAAATATAACCTCATTAAGTCAATATGTTGATACTGTAAATAAATCAATCACTGGAGATTACAAAAATAGAATGATGATTAAAAAGAAGGCTATGTGGAGGGCTGTTATGTTATATAAAACATGGATTCCACAAGCAATTAAACATAGGTTTGGTGCAGAAAAGTTTAATAAAGACTTATTGGCTGAAGGAGGTGGTAGAGGTAGAACTACTAAAGGTAGATACTTATCATATGGTTCAGCTAAAGATATTGCGGGATTAGATGTTCCATTTAAGAAAGTTGTTGAAATTATGCTTAAAGGAATACTTTCTAAAAAAGCCTTTAGTGAGTTATCAGAGGTTGATAGAGTTAATTTAATGAGAAATCTTAGAGAACTTGAATATATTGGTATGATTTGGGGAGCAATAGCTATATTACAAGCAATGTTTGGAGATGATGATGACGATAGTTGGGCATTGAAGATGGCAATTAATACATTATCTAAGACACAAGCAGATATGATGTTCTTCTTAAATCCAAATAGTACGGGCCAAGTGTTTAAGAATGTAATACCATTAATGTCAACTGTAGGAGATTTTGTTAGTGCCGTTGGATCTGTAGCTAAAACGGTTCAAGGTGAGGGTATATATGAGAATGGACCTTGGAAAGGATATTCAAAAACTGGAGTTGGAGTTATGAGAATAGTTCCAGGAGCTTCAGGAAGTGTTAAAATGTGGAATTATGGAAGTAGGGTTTTTACCTATAATAACAACTAGCCCAGTGCTGAAAAGGGGGTTAAAGGGGCTATCTTGACGATAGCTCCTTTTTTTATTATCTACTTACTTTAATTACCGAATCTGGATAATCAATGCAAGCTTTTAAATATTCTTTAACGAAATTGACCAATCCATCATAATCACCCCATTTGTTTTCTGGATTATATTTTTTGTATTTCTTAGGATCGCTCTTTAACCTTGCTAAACCCTTAACTAAACAAAGAATCAAATCTTTAGCATAAATCAATCCTATTTCTTCTGGTCTCCATAAAGCATAATATATTCCAGCCTTAGAAGCCATGATATTTAGATTATGAGTTATATTGTATTCAAAATCATACTCATCTTCTTTATATGAAATTCTTCCATCAGGTTTCCAGTTGGGATACATCTCCTTGGCTTCTTTAACGGTTAATTCTACAGATTGACCATTTCTTCTTACATAAATTCCAGTTACAAACGGTTTTAATCTTGTAGTGCTTTTTAAATATACATTTAAACCCATCTAATCCTCCTTAACTCTAAATCCATACATTAAATTATACCACATAAACCATTTATCCAAAGATTTCTTGGTTTTGCTATTAAAACTCATCAATTGTTGTCTAGCTTTTAAATTATTTTTTAAATAATCTTTAACCCAAATTTCAAAAGAATTTTGCTGCTTAGTAGTCCAAGCGACATCTTGAAACCAACTTTGACTATCAAAATCAATGTTTTCAAATCTTACATTAGCAAATTTACATTGTTTTCTGATAACCTCTTCCATGTATTGTATGTTTGTCCAATCCATAATTAATCAAATTCAGAAACCTTCAAATTACGATTTTCTAATCCGCATACTAAAGCATAATAAATATCTATTGGATATATAATAAATCCATCTTCATCGTCCTTCATACAAGTAATTCCCATCAAAGCGTCTTCATATTTTTCCATATTAATATCAGGAAATTTACTTAGTAAATCTTTTTGTTCTGATGCTATAAATCCCCAAGGATGTTTTGTCTTGTAATTAAATACAAGTCTATGAATTTCATTTTTATTTATATTTTCCATTCTACCACATTATTAATTTCTTCTTTGGTTCTTGCTATATATTCATAACAATTACTTGTTTTAGTTTGCCAATGAATACAGCCGCATATAGAGCATTTAAAGACATCAAATACTTCAATTGGATCATCTTCCTCATGTTGATATTTAAAGTCTTTAATTAGTTCTAAAGTACCTATATTTAAACAACATTTGCACTTATCCATTTGCAGTCTTAACTATTTCATAATTTTGTATCATTATCTATTTCTTTGAATAATTGTTCTTTTAAATCCAAAATTGAAGATGCAACTACATAAACTTCATAATCTTCACCTTCAATAACTGGAAGAATTTGTGCAGATTCAACCATCCATCCCATAGGTTCAAGATTAGCTTTTGCATTTTCTACAGCTAAAGTTAATGTATTTTCAATAGCATCCTTTTGAGCTATTTTTATTAAAGAGACAACTTCGTCCCTACTAAGAAAAATTAAATCTTCTACTAATTGTTCAGCTTTTTTCATGTTGTATAATTATCATCATCTATAAATTCTGTGTGATTATTACAATCCCTACACCAATTGTCTGTAATATCATCATCAGAACAAACATTCATTATTGTTTCATCATTTGGATCAATCCATGCTTTTTGTTCTATATTAATTCCATTACAGATTTTACATCGTATCATCTTCTAATTGTTTTAAGTGTTCATCAAATGACATAAACTGTGGTTCATCTTCTATTTGATCTGATATTACAGTATCACATCCAGCTAAGAAGCTTTGCCTACCAAAATCTTTCATAGCCTTAACTATATTTACGTATAGATAACTGTGATTTTGATGCAATGTGCCTTCTTTAATGTTATGCGATTCTAGGATTTGTTTTATTGTTTTCATATTATACTATATTAAAGTGTAACCATTTGTTTATTCTTAGTAGTTTATTGTTCTTGTTGGCATTTATTGAAATTGCATCAACATCGTTTCTTTCCAATATTTCAATAGTAGCTAATAAATCACCAATTTCTTTTTCCAAATTAACTCTGTTTGTTGTTTTAGTTTCATCAAATGGACTATAATCATTAAACCCATGTCTAATTATTTTAGATATTATTTGTTGAACTTCGGCACATTCTTCAGAAACTATAATTAACCTTTCTAATTGGCTATCTGTTATTTTATTCATAATTTATCTTTTAAAAACTGTTCCAATGTTACAATTTTGTATTTGATTTTAGATTGGCCCTTTTTACCCCATTTACAGTCTCTTTTATAGATTTCCAAGTCAACTACCTTTCTAGGTGTAAATGTAGCTTCAAATAAACTATTAGACCCATTGATTGGTGAAAAAGGTTTTATCTTTTGAATAAATATTTGTTTATCTTTAACCAATTGTTTTTGTTTTAATGGGAAACTAACCGAGCTACTTGTAGAGCTTTCACTCATCCCTTTAGTTTCAACAAATGTAGCTAATTTATAACCATCTTCCTTTGCTAATCTAAATGGAATGGTTTTAGCTAATACTATTATTGGTATAGTTACATCAAGATAAAAAATATTTCTAGCTTTTTCTGTCCAAAATATGGTAAAATCAGCAGTTATAGAGCTTTTATGTAATAAGAATTCTTCTTTTTCAATTACTTTATTCTTTCCTTGAACTAAGTATTTCCTTGAATATGGCTCACATAAATCAAAAGTGTTGGCTTCATAAAAATATTCTTTTATAAAGCCAGCAACTTCTAATTCTTTACAATATAAATGGAAATAAAACTCTATATCACTTTTGAAATCTTCTCTAAGCATGAGACAATTCTAATTCCTTTATTAGATCAAAAGCTCTGGAATTAAAAACGGCTCCAGATCCTACCACATTCCCCAACGTAGGATATTTATTAGTTAATTCATGTGTAGAATATCTTGTAAATCCATTCAGAACTCCAAATAAATTTGAACCCATTTCATCAACCTCCCTATTCATACATTGTTGAATAACTGCAACTTGATTAAGTTTCCTTGTTGAATTTTCCTCAGTAGAACTTAGTTTAGTTATTTTAGCAATTAATTCCTCAATCTCATCTCTATGAATACTAATTCCACTCCATTCATTAAAGGTAACATATAAATCATTAGTTTCTTTGAAGTAAACATCAATCCTTTTAAGTAATTCTTCAATTTTTACATCCGCAGATGCGGTGTGTTTGATTCTATTAGTTTGACTTATCTGACTAAAGCTATTTAAACAACGAATCATTATTGTGGAAGTGCCTATAAATGAGCTAGTTGTGCCATCATAAGATGTACCAATTACCATATAATTCTTCATTGGAAATCCAGCTACCATGTTGCTAGAAGCATTATTCTTCAAATATCCTAATATTACTCTACCATCTTTATATTCCTGATAAGTCTCAAAATCAAATCCAGATGATACTTGTAATCTATTTGTTATGTCTTTAAAATCTCTCACTGATAGTGGATTGTAACCACTTTTCATAATTGATAATAATGTATTATCGTCTGATCTTGATAGCCCAAGATATTTGTCTGATTCTTTTATTCCAGCATCATTTTTGTACCATATATTGCTCTTAACAATTTCAAAATTAATGTCTTTCATTTTTAATTTTATTATTTTTTAATACCAGTTTTTATTTTAATCCAATATTCATTATTACAACTATTATAAGTATATAACCCCAACCATTTACTTGTACCAGCTTCATGTATTGTTCATAATTTTGGTGAGTTTGGGTAGGTTTTAATCAGTTTGTATCTTAGTTTTTCCATATTTTGTTTATAATTCTTTAATTAGTTTATCTGCTACTGAAAGAATTGAATTTGCATCAATTATTGTATCGCAGTATTCTCTACCAGTATTTCCTTCCCAAACCTCTTTCATTCTAGCTTGTTCTACACATTCTTTAACGGTTTCCCTAATAGCATATTCTTGTGCCTGTTTTATCAATCTCAATACTTCGTTAATAGGTATGAAAGATCCATCGTGTTCACAACCTATTATTATTATTTCAGCTTTTTTCATCCAAATAAGTTTTAAGTTCTTCAATTTTGCTTTGTAAATCACAAGTATCTACAAGACTATAATCTAAATCTTCCAAAACACTAATTGCAAATTCTATCTTTTCTTTATCAGATTGTTTCATAATCCATTTCAACTTAGTAATGGGTTTTTTTGTTTTATTATAACTATCACATTGACCTATACCAAAGAATAATTCTTTTAATTCTTCTATATTCATAATATACTTTTCTCTAAAAGTTCAAATAATTCTTGATTATTCCAGTCATTAGGTAAGTTTAAAATATCTGTATAAATCTCCCGCCTAGCTAATCTAATAGCTTCAATAACACTTTCTTGCGTTAAAGGTTCTCCCGAAAGTTCTTCTTCAAAAATTTCTTTTGCAGTTCTCATTATAATATATTTCATCATAAAGTTTTAATATTCTACTTCTACTAATAAATAAAGGGAATTTAAGAATTTCAGTTTTAAACTTTAAATTTTTATTAATAACATTTTGCATTTGAAGATTATGTAATTTTTCTAATCCATCAAATTGTTTTGATAGTTTTGAAATAACATTTCTGAACATTCCTAAAATCTGACCTTTTATTCCATGTGATAAATCTACGTTTGTTTTCTCTAGTTGAACATTATCATAAATCCAAAACCCATTTGAACTACATTTTCTTGCAAATATATTTACTTCAATTGCATCTTGTTTGATTGATTCTTTTAATTCATTAATCTCTATGTTTAGTTTAGAATTTAAAGATATCGCATCAGAATTCACGAATTCTATTATACTCATCATCTTTAATCTTTTTTAATTCATCAAATTCTGACTTCTTTATTATCATAATTTATATATTTGTTTATTCATATCCAAATTAAATGGATTTTTATAAAACCAATAGTATTCTTCAACCATTTGGTTTGGTCTAGTAGAAAACCAAGAAAACCCATATCTATGTTTATATTTCTTTTTTAGCTCTTTTTGAGTTTTCTTGGTATTCTGTTCATGATTATCTTTTAATTAATTCAATAGCTTTTAAAATTGCAAACTCTCTGGCTAATTCATAAGTTTCAAATTCATATCCATTGTTAGAATAAGCTACAAAAAATGGAGCCATACAATCTTCCATATATATAGTTGTTTACCAACTATCCCATGAATCAACTGTAGTTATTTCAATTAATACTTTCTTATTTCTAAACCAATCAAATATTTGTTGGTATAATGGCGCTAATAATCTATCATCATATTTATTAATTGAGATATAATCATCAATATCAGAATTAGTTCCAGCAATTACATGTTTTAATGCCTTGAAGCTATTATAAACAAAAATACATTCTTCATTAAATCCTAATTCTTTTAATTCTTTAGCTATTTCATAACTACAAAATTGTTGATTCATCTTTATCCTTAATTAATGATTTTTTCTTCTCAACAAGCAAATACATAGCTCTAGCTTCAGATAGCTCTTCTTTAAATTGTTGCAATGCATCTATTAACACACAAGTCTTATGGATTGAATTACGGAATCCTTCAGACGTGTTGATGTCAAATATTAAACTTACATGATCATTGTTACATCCACCAATATTGAAATAAGCATCATTTTCAAGAAAACTACTCTTAGTTAATTCACTATTAATACCACATTCTATATTATAGGAAAACGAAGCAGTTGAATGAAACCCAGGCTTATTAAGCATGCCATTGTTACCACATAATAGGTAATTTTCTTCAGATTTTATTTTCATGATTCTTTTTTAATAAGTTTAACAATTCTGATTTAAGTTTCTTTATTTCTATATTCTGAGTAGCAATCATGTCATTTAATTGTTTTAACTCAATCTCTCTATTCTGATTAAATCTTTCAATATCAAATGCTTCATATTTCTTCTTTAAATTAACAATCTGATTCTCCATATCCCTAATGTAGATACTGTTAGTTGATTGTTTATGTTCAGCATTATCATGTCTTAACAATTTATAGTTCAATTCATCATTTTCTGAAGTAAGTTTACCAATTTCAATCTTCAATAATTTAATCATTTCAGAATCTGGAATTTTCTCTAAATCAAATATTGGATTGCCTTTTCCCATATCCAAATAATTTTAGAAATTCGTCAAATCCAACTATTGCTCCAGTTTCTCTAACTCCATTACTATACCAATCACAATCTTTACATTCTTTAAGCATAGTTACACCAGAAGTATCAACTTGCTTACATTCTTGTTTGTGTTTATAAGGACATTTCATAATCTAAGTTTTAATTCCATCCATCTTTAATTGTATTATCTTCTAATATATCTTGAGCTTTGTTACATAAATATAATCCATGCATCTGATGTCCAGAGAACCAGTGGCTTTCTAGAAATTCTTCATTTGGGTATCTATTACAATATTATTCAGAAACCCATCTCCATGAACCATCACATCTAACTCTTAGGTATTTTACGAAATTTGCTTGAAATCTAGTCATGTTTTAAGTTTTAATTTTGTTTTAAAAGTAATTTTATTAGAAAGCCAAACTATAACTATAGCTTCTTTTTAGCATTTTTTTATAATACATATATTTCCATAATCTAGGTTCATTTTCTTTAAATTCTTCCCAACTGTTGTATTCACTAAATTTTCTTTTTAATAGTTCTTTGTTAAAATTTTTGCTTACATGAGTTCTCTTCCACAAATGTCTACATGAATATTTTCTTTTTAATAAAATTCTGTATGCCCATCTATCTTCATTTGTAATTTCTGCACTATGATTATATTTTGATAAAATTTCTACAAGTTGTTCGTTTGATAATTTTGATCGCTTATATGAAATTTTCAAAATACCACCAATTCCACCAGTTTTTGCTCTATTTATTATGTTCCATCCGTTGTTTTTATATTTTTCAAGAAATAATCCCTCTTGGCTTACAGCCTCTTTTAGACCAATATATTCCGTTAGTTTGATAAATTTATAATCAACTTTATTATTTTTTTCAATATATTCTTTTACTGAAGATTTTTTACTACGCAAATGTTGTGATTTTCTTTTTTCAAAATCATATGTTAACCCAATATATGCAGAATTGTCTGAAAATTCAATTACATAAATACATCTATTAAAAATATCTCCAACATTTTCAAAACCCAGTTCTTCAATTATTCCTAAATTTCTAGCTATAACATCAGCTGAAGGGTATTTTTTTTTAAAATCAGTTCTTCTCTTAAATCCTCTTGCATGAAATTTTATTGTTTCCTCATTCCAATATCCCCTTTTCTTCCTATCATTGGGAAAAACTATTCCAAGAAGATCTCTATTTAAAGCTATTTTATATGCTCCTGGAGATTTAATAGAAAATTGTATTCTACTTTCGTGTTTATTTGCAATTTCTATTATTTCTTCATCGCTCCAGTCTGACTCATTTCTATTTATTCTTATTAAATTTAATTTATTAATCAATTTTAGTTTAACTGCTCTTTGGTAAGCTGCTGGTTGTTCTATTCTAAAATCATACAATTTTTTGTAATTTTTAGCTGCAATAATTATTTTTTCTTCATTCCACACAGATGTTCTCATATCTTTAATTTTTTGTAAAGATAATATAAAAATAATTATAATACAACTAAATCCAATATATTTTTATATCCATTCTGGGTGGTTTTTTTCAATCCATTCTCTATTAATAGGTCCTTCTGTTGGCAAATTGACTAAACGGTTATATTCAGAATTAATGTCTACATCTTTAATGTTCTTTAAATAAGAAATATTAACACTTGATTTACTATAGTTTGCTGTAGGAATTCTATAATTAAGTTCAAATAAATAGATTTCATTGACATATGCCTTAGAAATCAAGTCTGAGTAAGCCCTACCAAATAAAAACCAATATTCATCAACCCCCAACATGCTTGTATAAATTTTTGCATAAGAAGATCCACTTTTTTTTGACTTATGACTAGTTATTTTAACTATTCTATCTAAAACTATTATTTTGGATTTATCTTTGTCAAAATCTAGCAAATCATATACTTCGTGCGTGGCAAACAAATGTTTGTACATGTCACAGTCATCCAATGGATTATAAAAAATTGGGACTCCAATTAACTCTGCTTCTTCATTCACTGATTGCATAATATCAATATAACCTTCGTGTTCTTCTAATTTAGGTGTTACTTTGCAATCTTCCATTCCTATACTAAATAGACTAAATTGACCTTTATTTGACTCATTTATTTTAGCAGAACTTTTGTAAGCCCCAATTATCTTATCGTAATTCTTTATTAAAGTCTTTCTCCATCTGAAAGTTTCTTCAATTTGTTGTTTGTTCATTTTAATAGTTCTGGATTTTCATAGATATTTCCAATAATTCCAAATCTAGATGTATTATTAGATATATTCCATCCATTATCTTTAAAATCCCATTGCACTAAGTAGGTTAAATATATTCCACCGCTCAAAACATCACCATCATAAATTTCTTTTTCCTCTTGTGTCATAATTTATTTCTATTAGAATTAGTCCATGTGTCTATAGATCCATCTTTATGCTCTTCCACCCATTTTGTCATATATTCACAAAGTTGATTGTGCCACTTTTTTTGACCTTCTACTGGTTGCCAATGATTAGTTTCAGATTTTTTTGCATTTTCTAAATATTCATTAATTTCTCCAGTTACATTTGCTAATAATAAATATAACCATCTTGGAGTAACAATAAAAGATAGTTTATCAGCGAAGCAAAGTTTTGAAGGTTGTGCATCATACTTTTTTGCATAGTACCTTGAATGGTACATTGAAAAGTTTCTCCATCTATTGCATTCATTACATAATATTGGGTGACAATTTTCAATGGTAGTACGAGGATTATAATCTCTGATATTATCCAAATTCGACCTTTTATAACAATCAGTATGATTACAGTTTTTATCAAATAAAAACCCCATTATTTTAGCCCCAAGTTCAACATGCATTTCTCCTTCTAGTCCGTCCATATTAGGCTTTCCCCAATATCCTAAATCATGTACAAAAAATGCAATCCATATTCTTGGATCAAATGGAAATCCGTATAACTTAATCCAGGCTATTGCAACAAACCAAGGATGTAGCAAAAAACAATGCACGCCAAATAATACACTCTTAGTTCCTATTCTCATAACTTATAAATTCTTTATTCTATTCAGTTGCTTTTTTTAATTACTTCTTTAACAAATTGATATCCTTCATACATTTTAACATCCCATTTTACAGGAGGTATTCGATTATGTTTGTCCATTAATATTAGAGCTTCAAGCATCAAAGGAGCAGCCGCAATTAGTTTTTCATTTGCCTCAGATTCTTTACATTTAAATAATGTGTTTTTATCTTTGAATTTGCTCTTACCGACTTCTTTAAAATTGTGGCGGATAACAGTTGCTACTTCAATCCTGCCATATTCTCCTAATATCGTATATTGATAATGATTGTCTTTTATGTGGTTTTCTGCTACAATCCATTCTCCTTTAGTGTGTTCTGTTTTCATAATTTTGCTTTTAATACATTTACTGGTTTTTCCCCAGATTCAATCTTCTTCATATCATAAGCTAGAGCAGCCATATGTTCACCTTCGTTTGTGTATGGATACAGTTTATGTGCTCTCAATCCTTCAATAGTAAAATTCATTTGCCAATAGTGTTTCCTATTAATATGATTATATGTATAACACACACCTTTATATTTACTTGTTATATTGTGTAGTCTGAATAGATTTTTCATAGTTACTAATTAATTCATTAAACATAATTCTGTCATTTATATTTGTTAGTAATTTACGTATTTTTTTAATAGTATCAATTTTATTTTGAATATTTTTATTATTCTTTTTTCTGTTTGTTTTATTATTAGTAAAGCTTTTTGCTAATTTAATATATAAATCATTAAAATCAGAATCAAACTCTCTTAGATACGAAATTTTTCTATTGCTATTTATAACAGTGGAATGATCCTTACTTCCCAAATTACTACCTATAAACATTAATGAGCATTTTGTATATTCTAATGCTATTGATTGGCATATCTGCCTTGGTATCAATATTTCAGGTTTTCTGCTTTTAAGAAAGATATCAGTTTCATTCATTTTATAATATGAAGCGACTATTCTTTTTATAGTCAATAACTGCTTTCTATTGTTCTGAATTCTATCATAACTTAATGATTTGTGTTTACCAGTAACGTTGTTAATCATCAGCTCTTTAGATACGGAATAATATCCTCTTTTTAATGTTTTTGAAATATCCCTCAATGAACTACCTTTTTTATACATAGCATTAGCTATAAGTAGTTCATGAGGTTTCCATACAATATTGTTCATTATTTATCAATTACTGATGAAATTACCTTACCACATACTTCACGTTTTGTAACTATCAGATCAGGTCCATAAGGCCAAATTCCGGTTTCATTTATAACAATATGATTATTTAAATCATCACAACAAGTTAAATTTGCTTTTATTAAAGAATTAACTTGATTACCAAATTCTTGATCGTCTGGATATTTTAATTTCAGTTCTTTCAATTTATTCAATAAACTCATTACAACATATTTTTAGTTAATACTTCTAATTCCCCAAATTTAGATGCTAATTCAATACCTTTCATGCTAACATCTAATTCCTTTTCATAATATTCAATTAATTGTTGATTTCTTGTTAATATATTGTGAGCAATTGTACCCTCAATAGCATCTCCATGAAAATCAGTAATTCTTTTTTTACTAGAATCTCTTATTTCTGAATATTTACCGTTTAATAATAAATCAAAATCTCTTTTATATTTATCTGGAATAATAAATTCATAAATTACATATTTAAAATCAATATCTATATTTCTAACAAAACATTCATTTTCTTTAAATAGCGCTTCTTGCTTCTTATATCTCTCTGATTTTGTATATTTCATCAATAGGAATACTGAATACGGATCTTTCTTTTCTAAAAATGTAGATTCTACATATGCATTCATTAAATACCCAATATATTGTTCATTTCTAAATTCAATAATTGATGAACTTTGTCTATTTTTAAATATAAAAGGTAAAATAAAAATAGTTGTATTATTTAAAATAGATTCTAATAGTGAAAAACTGGTGTTGTCTTTGGGATTAATTCCTATACGGTTTACTTTATAATCAATAACCAATTGTGAATCTCCAGTTGGAATTACACAATTATAATTATCTCCCACTCTAATAATTTCGTCTCCATACTTTATTTCTTCTACAAATCTGTTTGATTGTTTTTGTTTTTTAATTTCATAATTTAATGTTGGGAATGTAACTTTCAATTCCCCAAAATTCACTGGAGTAAACTTAACCCCATTACTTTCTAATATATTTTTTGTATTATTCATGTTATGTGTTTTAATTTATATATATTTCTAGAACACATTTTCAATATCTATTTTTATTTCTTCATTTTTTTGTTCAACTGTATTAATATGTGGAAATGGCGGGAGTTGTTTACATTCTCTAAAAAAATCTTCATCACAATCCAGCATATGAAGTAATCTATAGTTCTTTTGAAACTCAAAAATACCTTGAGATAACCCATAATGTGAAATGTATCTATTCAAGATAACCATATGATATTCATCTTTATTACTAAAATCCTTTAATATATTACCGGCTTTAGATTCTCCTATTTTTGGGATTCCAACAACTGAATCTGAACTATCTCCCATTAATAATTGCTTTGCTTTAAAATAATCAGATTCTTCCTGAATCGTCTCAATCCACCAACCTTTATTAAAATCATTATCAGTCAAGAGTTCTTTAGGCTTTGATTTAGATTCTTCTTTAATTCTGTATGAATAATTAAAGTGAGTTCCTGGAATTGATTGTAACAAATCTTTGTCAATTGCACACATGATTTTATCGAAAATTCCACATAATTCTGGAAGTTCTGAAATATCCCACTCTTTTTTATTCATCCAATAAGCAACTGCATCATCTGCTTCATATCCAATAGATACATTTAAGCTATATTCCGCAATAGCCCATGCTTTTAAGGCTTGTAAATACTTAGGTGGTTCTTGTGTACGGTTAGCTTTATATCCTTCAAATATATGGTGTCTAAATGTTTTACCATTACTTGTAAATCCAGCCCAATGTGAACACTTAGTTTCCACTAAGCAATTGTTTAGTTTCTCTTTGAATTTAACAATACATTCTTCAAGCGAGGGCAAGTTTCCCGCTTGATAGAACATAGAGTCAATGTCTATTAATGATATTGTTTTATTCATTTTAAATCTTCTTTTTTGAAAAAATTAATTTTATCTCCCATTAATCCATGATGCCATTCTATTGGTTCTATTTTATCAAGTAAATCTCCATATTTTTTTCTTGAAGTTTTATTATCTGGAATTAGTCCTTTATTTGAAGCCTCTGAATATCCAACAGAATAAGAATTTCTTCTCCTCATGTTTCCATCCCTAGAAGTATAAAATTTTCTATTCGTCATCATTTACTGCTATTATTGTATAATCATTTTCATCTGGAGTTGGATCTAAATTTAAATCGGTAGCAGAAACAGCATCTAACCAAGCTTCATCTGGATTATTTCCATCCCCAATTAATCTAACTGTAAATAAGTATCTATTCATTTAATAATCTTTTTAATGTTCTTATTTGTATCGTAATTTTAATAACTTCATTTCTATCTTTTGTGGAAAAACTATTAGATAATCTTTCACAAAATATATATAATGAATTATTTAACCTGGATATTTCTTTGTTTATTTTTTCTTCCATTTTGTTTATTTGAGTAACAAAAAACCTCTTCAATCCATTTGTTAAGATTTTCAGAGGTTTTATTTATTTTATCAATGTAATTATCTATTGGTTCTTTTGGATACCATACTACATACCCAATTCCCCTAACCCTTAAATCTATTCCAGTTCCACTTGTTTTATTAGGCAGTTTTTTATCTCCAGAGTAACGGAGCCAGAAATGTTGTCCATTGTTTTTGGTAGGATAGTTGAATGTTTTATCCAATTCTATTTTAATATCAACGGGAATCTTTTTAAATCCATCTTTATCTCCATGTCTATCAACATCAACAACTATATAGTCATCTTCTGGGGCAATACCAAGATCATATCCATATGGAATAGCTCCTCTGAATTTAGTTCCTTTTTGCAAACTGCCCCATTTGCAGATAGGTTTTTTGTTGCGGACTAAGAACTCCTTCATAATTAGAACCTATATTGTTCTTTAGCTTCTAAAGTTGACCACCAATTACCGTAGTTATTATTTTCAGTGTACTCAAAAACTCTTATTAATTCATCAGTATCTGATATATCTACATCTTTCATTTGTTCCTCCAATTCACTAAAACTCAATCCCAAATAACAAGCATATCCAGATATAATGCAACAAACTGAATTTAGTTCACTACCAAATCCAGTAAAATCCAATTCATTATCTTCTATGAATTTCTTTATTTTATTTACTTTTCTAGCTACCATAATACTTTAATATTAAATGTTTTCATAAGAGTTTTCTGCAACAAAATCTGCTATAAACTGTTCTAATTCCCCTTTTTCAAGGCCAAGCTCATCAAAATCGTCTTTATTACCAATCCTTCTCCATGTTTCCTTGTTATTCTCTAATTTGTTGGGTCCATTTGGACTCTCTAGGGCCGCAAGTAAATCATCAATTGTATAAACCTTCTCTTTCGTCATATTTATATTTCTTTAATTTTTTCATTAATAAGTTCCATTTGCTTATCTGTGATTTCATGTGTTTCAAGCCAAATTTCACAAATTTTCTTTACTATCTTAGTGTTCTTTTTTCTAATTTTTAATTTCTCGCTATAAGTTTCTGAACTGAAAATATCTTGATGTTTCTGAATTTCGTCAATTAATTCAATATATTTATGAACAACAGCATCTGTATTATAGCCTCTTTTATGATATTTAAATACACGATTTAGTTGCCTCAAAATTCTACTAATTTGCCATAATTCACTTTCGTAATAGTTTGAATTCCAACGATTCCATGATGCTATTTTTGTGGTTGTACTATCTCCAGTAAGATCTAATTCTTTTTGTAAGTATGTATCATATCCCTTACAAATAATATCTAAATCAAATGAAGATAAAACTGAATAAATATTTGTACAATTTTGTTTGTAAATAATATTTACTTCTATGCAAGTATTAAAACAAAATTTAATTGTTTGTATTCCCATCTTGGGAAATTTTTGTTTATCTTTGCGAAATTTGTCACTCTTCCACCTTTCAAGTGGATCCAATATTTGAAACATGTCGCTATGATACATAGCATAATACATTTGTGTGAATGATTGTTCTGAATATGCAAAAAAATCAATATCTTGTACATGTTTTTCATCAGGAAAATAATTCAACAATATTGAACCTGTTAAACATCCTGGTAATTTTTGCTCTTTTATCCAAGCAATTGCATTATCTATATTTTCCTTCATTTATTTGTTTTTTAATTATATTTATTGTACATTTGACCCATGAGTAAGAAACTAACAACTAAAGAATTTATAGATCGTACTAAAAAATTACACAACAATAAATTTGATTATACTTTAGTCAAATATATTAGTAATCAAATCAAAGTTAAAATCATATGTCCTATTCATGGTGAGTTTGAACAACGTCCAGCAACTCATTTACTTGGTATAGGTTGTGAAAAATGTGGTGTAGAAAAGAGAGCCTCAAAAAAAAGATTTTCATTGAGTGAGTTTATTTTAAAATCAAATACAGTTCATAACAATAATTATGATTATTCATTAGTGAAATATAAAACTATTTTTATTAAAGTTGACATAATATGTAAAAAATGTAACACAATATTTAATCAGGCTTCATATAGTCATTTAAAAAAACATGGTTGTCCAAAATGCAATTTAGGCTCTTTAACAGGCTGGTCAAAAACACAATGGATTGATTTTTGTGAATTAAAAACAAGGGAACCTCTTTTATATATTATAAGATGTTATAATGAAAATGAAGAGTTTATTAAAATTGGAAGAACATCAACATCTACCATAAAAAGATTTAAGAAAAAACAAACTATGCCCTATGAATATGAGGTAATTAAGGAAATTAAAGGCTCTCCGGGGTTCATATTTGATAAAGAGGTTAAATTACATAGATTATATAAAGAGTATAAATATAAACCTTTAATTCATTTTGGTGGTGAAACAGAATGTTTTAATATTTCAATACTCAAAGATTTTGTTTAATTAATGACTTGTTCAATGTTTTCTTTCATAAAAGGTTTTTAAAAACCCCAAACTATCTCTAATCTGGGGTTTAAATTTAATTAACTAAACTAAATCAATAACTTCTTTTGATGCAGCAATAATCTCTCCCATTGTATAAATTTTATTCAATTTAACGATGTCTTTAGAGAAGAATAAACCAAACTCTTCAAATTCTGCAATTACATTGAAAGCTTGTAAGAATGAGTTCATTTTCTCATTAGTACTGCTTTTATCTTTAAACTTAATAAACTCCAAAGCTTCAGCTTCTAATTTCTTAGTAATTTCCATCTTAGGTTTACTATCAGTTGCAAGATATTCTTTTTGTTGATCTTCTGATAATTTACGTTTAACCTTAAACATAATTTCTTCTAAGTTATCAACTTTTTTGCCAACAAAATCCTTACCTTTTGCTTCTTTAGCAAACTCAACTATATACTCAGCGTGCTTTTGAGCTTTAATAAAGTCTTCATTTGTTACTGGAGTTTCACTTACTGAGTTGAGAACCATGTAACCACCATTAACTAATTTTAATTCACCATTTTTTACAAAGATTTTTTCCATTTTTACTATTTTATTAATTATTAATCTGTTTGTTGTTTAATATATTCCAATGCCTCATCTTTTGATTTAGCATTAAATTAGTAAACTACTTGTTCTACAAAATCACTTTCTTCAGCTTCATCAGTATCTCTTTTATCAAAATACCTTTTAGCTTGGTAAGTTCCTGATACGTGTTTATAGCCCCATCATAAATTTAGATTTTCTTCCATATTCTAAGCTAAATATTTTACCCACCTATCTATTTTTTCTATATCATCAATCTCAAACCAATCGGCATATCCTGCGACATTAACTGTTCCTTCAACATGAAATGAAATCAATTTATCAATCTCCCATTTGCATAACTTCTTACCATCTTTTCTACTTATTTCTGTTGTATTATTGTTAAAAGCATTATTCCACGCCATACTTGGCGAATGATTATCTCCAAATACAATAGCTGTTTTATAATGCCTCTTTTCTTCAGTTACTAATTTCTTAAACCAAACTTGATCATTATCCATACCATTTTCTTTGTAGATTGTTTCTACATTCAAATCATTTAATGATTCATATGGATATAGAGTTGATTTACTGCCAGTTATTAGAATATCGGCATAAAATGATTCAGCCATGTTCTTTGATAAAGTTAAACAAGT